TCAGAGGTAGGGCGTGGCCAGCCAGATCACCTTGTTGCGCAGCCGCTTGGCGAACGGCGCCTGCTGCAATTCATCGAGCGTCTGCCGGCGCGCGTCGGCCACCAGCGCATCGATGCGGGCGCCGATCCAGCATGCCACCTGCGGGTCGTAGATCTCCGTATCCAGCTCGAAATTCAGCCGCAGGCTGCGCGGGTCCAGGTTCGACGACCCGACATAGGCCCAGCCGTCATCCACCGTCATCAGCTTGGAATGGTCGAACGCTCCGCGCGAGCGCCACACCCGGCAGCCGGTGCGCACCACCTGGTCCAGCTGCGCCGTCATGGCATAGTCGACCAGCCGCAGATTGTTCTTGCCCGGAATCACGATATCCACCGTCACCCCGCGCCGCGCCGCCGTCGCCAGCGCGCCGATCAGCGGCTGGTCCGGCAGGAAATAGGGCGACTGGATCCGCACGTGGCGCTGCGCCACCGCCAGCGCGCCCAGGATGATGCTGTGCGCGCTGCCCATGGCGCGGTCGGGACCCGACGGCACGCAGCGCATCGGCACCACGCCATGCACCGGCTGGGCGTGCGGGTCGAACCACGGCCGCGCCGGCAGCGACTCGTGCGTCGTGAAATTCCAGTCGTGCGCAAACACCGACATCAACTGCGTCACGATCGGGCCTTCCACCCGGAAATGCGTATCGACATTGGTGGCCGCGCCCGACAGCGCCGTCACGAACGCCGCCCGCACGTTCATGCCGCCGGTGAAACCGATGCGGCCATCCACCACCAGCACCTTGCGGTGGCTGCGCAGATTGGCATACGGCATGCGCAGCACGCCCAGCGGATTGGTCATGAACCGCGCCACCGGCACGCCGCCGCGCGCCAGCATCCGCACGATCGGCGGCCGCGAATACTTGGCGCCGATCGCATCGATCAGCACCCGCACCTGCACCCCGCGCCCGTGCGCCTCGATCAGCGCCTGTGCCATCTCGCGGCCGATCGCGTCGTTGTCGAAGATGTAGCTCTGCATCGCCACCGCGTGGCGCGCCTCGCGGATCGCCTGCAGCATCGCCGGATAGGCCTCATCGCCGCCGGCCAGCGGCCGCACCGCGTTGCCGCCCAGCAGCCGGAAGCGGCTGACCTGGTCGCCCAGCACCTTCAGCGACGCGAACTGCGGGCCCGAGATCGGCGCCACGTCCACGCTGGGCGTCTCCACCAGCGCCGCGTCCACCAGCATGGCTTCGTCACGCTGCTGCGACAGCCGCGTTTTGCGGATCCGGTTGATCCCCGCCACGAAATAGGCCGCCGCCCCGAACAAGGGCGAGAACAGCGCCAACCCGACCCAGCCGATGGCCGAGCGCACGTCCTGCTTGGTCATGGCGGCATGCACCGCCGCGCCCGTGCCCGCCACCACGCTGATGCCGAACACCATGTGCGGCCAGTAAGCGGTCAATAATTCATGTATGCGATCCATGGCAACGGCGCGACGCAGGCCTCCAGAGGGTGATTCGAGCGCCAAGGATAGCAAGGCGGGCAGGCGTGGCAAGAGGGGGCGGACGAGGCCGAGGCGGCAGGACCGCGGGGCGTTTTACACCGCCGAAAAAAACATGCTAGAATTCGGCCTCTTTGCAGTTGAACACGAAATTTCTGGTGTCAGCAATTTGGTGCAGCGGTTTGGTGTCAGCGCAAGAAAAATGTGGTGGCTGTAGCTCAGTTGGTAGAGTCCCGGATTGTGATTCCGGTTGTCGTGGGTTCGAGTCCCATCAGCCACCCCACAGAATTCAAATGAAATCAGGCACTTACGCGAAAGCGGGGTGCCTTTTTTCATTGCGCGATATGAAAATTAGAACGAAATCGCGAACGTTAGAACGGCGCTACTCGGTGGCCGACGCGCGCTTCACCCGGCGGCGGTCGTAATTCTTGTGTGTGGTGGCCGGGTTCGTGTGGGCGGCGAAGTCGTAGGCGTCCTGGGCCCGCTGGTTCAATTTGGCGGTGATCGCCATGGGGCGCACGTCCTGGAGGGCGAAGTAAAGCGGGTGGTCGGTCACGAGGTCCGCTTCCGTGATCGCTGGATCCTGGCTGCGAATCCAGGCATTCATGGCGTCCTGCCACGATGCACCCCAACCGGAGCGTGAATAGCAGGCTGACCGCTTCGAGGGCGCGAACAGGTATTCGCGCCGGCCTGCGTCGTCCCGCTCCAGGGCGCGGGCCACGACACAGCGCAGCCGCGGTGACCATTCGCGCAGCTTTTGTACCACCCGTTCGCCCTTCTTGCGCTTGGCGCTGATCACCGACACGCCCTCCGTGGATAGCCCGGACTTTTTGAACGGGCGGACCTCTGCGGCGCGGTATCCGGTCAGGTAGGCGAACATGGCGGCGCATCCCATCGTCCGATAATTCAGACGTTGGCGCACTGCCCAGAGATAGAAGCGCAGCACCTGGCGCCGCGAGACGTCTCGGGTCTGCGTGTCGACCTTGTTGCGTGTCATCCCCAGAAAGGGATTCCGCTCGATCAGATCCCATTTGACGAACTGATGGCAGATGGTCGACATGAGGGCCATTTCCTTGTTGGCGCGAGCAGGGGCGTTGTTTGCGGCCCGAGCGTCCAAATACTGATAGCCGTGTACTTGCCGCATGGCCTGCGGATTCATCTTGCCGAAGAATGCGCGCAGGTTGTTGTAGGTGGCCTTGCGGTCGCTTTTTCCGTTCTTGGATTGGTCAAGGAAATAGCCCGGGTCGATTTCGCTTTCGAAGCGCTCGATGCCGGCGGCGACGGAATCGGCCACGACATGGCCCTGTTGTATGTCGTGAGCCTTGATCTGCGCCAGTTTCCAAGCGTCCGCCGAGGCCGCGCGGTCGCCAGTGGCCGCTGTCGCCAGCGTCTCGCTGCGCCCGTCTGGGTGCTTGTAGATATACGAAATTTTCCTCTGTCCGACGCGCTTATACAGTCGGTCGACGCCGGTTGCCTCCCACGCTGGAGAAGGCCGAGAGGTCCGGCCCTTGTTCGAGCTTCGGAGCTTTGACATCAGTAATACCCATTTTCTTGTTGTAGAACTCCCGAGCGACACGCGGCAAGCCGCCGCGCCCGGGAACCCAACGCCAACCGTGCTTGTCCAGCCAACGCGCCATGATGGAGCGTTGATTCGGCCGGCATTGGACCAGGTCGGCTAATTCATCGGCGGAAAGATGCAGGCCCATGGCTGCCTCCCTCGGGGTGTGCGGGGCACGGATTGCGCAGGGGGCCGTCACCGCTGGGGTAGGCGCGGGGGGCGGCATTGCGCTGGTGCTCGATGGCCTTGTTCGGGTCCATGGTGCGCCAGTCCGGCCAGGTGCGCGCCTCGTTCTTCGCCTGCTTGGCGACGATGGCCGCGATGATTTCCTGCGGTGTGGCGCCGCTACGCCATGCGCCATCCAGGCCCAGGATGATCACATCAACCCATTCCTTCAGGTCGCCGCCACTCGTCTCGACCTCGATCAGTTCCTTGCGGATGTGATCGCAGACGCCGGCCACGCGAGCGCCAGGGCCGAAGGTGCGCGCCGAGAATTCTGCTTGCCGCGCCAGATGGGCGACGAAGTCGAACGCCTCGGCGCTGGCCTGGGGCGCGGCATTCTCGATGGCTTCCAGGGCGCGCATCCACGGGCAATTGCTGCTGCTGTGCTCGCCGATCTCGATCAGCAGATGATCGGCAATGGCGTTCGCCAGCTTATCGGCCATGTCGTGGTACTCGTCGCGCTCGGTCAGCGTCTGATCCCAAAGCTTGTCATCCGAGGGGCGGGCCTGGGGCGCGGCATAGGCCAGTTCCAACACCAGGTCCGGATCCTGCTGCTTCACATTTTCGAGGGTCGGTGGCTGCTCGCGCGTCGCATCCTCCCAGCCAGGTTTAGGGGATCGCGGGTGCGTGACACGCCACGCCACCGCCTCCCCGGCTACAGGGGCGCCATCTGGGTGTGCGTCAAAGTTCAGCGCGCCGCCGCGAACGTAATCCACGGACTCCCTGGTTTTCCCGGCTACAGGGGCGCGCACCTGGGACAGCAGGGCGTAGGCGCGGTCGAAGCCAGCTTCGAAGATGCGCCGGTTGTCGTTCGTGTCCATGATCCAGGTGCGGGCCTGGAAATACTCATCAGCCGCGGCGATGCGCTCGGCTTCCTGGACCGCCTGGGCGGCGCTGTTCTCGTTCATACTTTTTCCTTTTCTGCTGTGGCGCAGCCATGCGGCAGATGCCAGTGCGGACACCACAGCCAGGGGTTGTCGGGTTCTTCGGTATCCCAGGTCCATCCTTCAGGCAGCGGGTCGAGCGTCGGCGGCGCCTTCCCGCATACCGCGCAACCCGCCCACATCAGCGTCACCAGATCCTTTTCCATTCTGGTATTCCTCAAACGTCTTGGGATTGCCACAACGGCATATGCGTGGCCAGCACGGGTAGCAATTCCAGGCATTGCCCTGGGCGGCGTTGCTCTGGTTGGTCATGTCTTTCCATTCCATTTCGGGCGCCGCCTCTCGGCGGCGAGTTCGCGGCGAAGTCGTTTGATTTCGTCGCTCGCCTCGCTGATGACGGCGGCCACGCCCCACTGGTCGGTGTGGCGCACAGAGTCCGCAGCTGCGCGCAAGCGAACCAGGAGGGCGGGCTGGGCGGTCATGCGGCCATCCTCAAGAAGAGTTCTCGGGGTGCGTTAGCGGTGATCAGGGCGATGGCTGGGGGCGGGCTGACGCTGTTGCCCACCATGTGAACCTGCTCGGTCTTGGTGAACCGGCGGCCGTCATGCCCTCGGTCGATGATGTAGCCCGGCGGGAAGCCCTGCAGGTTGTAAAGCTCGGCCGGTGTCAGCATCCGCAGGCGAATGTCCACTACCACGTAGGGCGTGCCCTTGATGTACACCGTCACCAGGGCCAGGCGGTCCTTGGTCGTGACGGTGCCGGCCGGCTCGCGCAGGTCTCCCAGCTGGCCGCCTTCGCCGTAGTAGCGCATCAGGAACGCGGCCACCTGCAGGGCGCCCGCCTCATGCTCGGGCGAAAGGTCGTATTCCACCAGCGCGTGGTGTTGGCCGGCTGCCGCCATCGTGCCCAGGGCGTCCACCAGCTCCGCGCCGGTGCTGTGGTGCCGGAGGGTGGCGAGGTGCGCCGCCACCACGCCGTGATGGCCCCCTGTGGTGATCGTCGGCATCGCGTCATCCGCACCGCGGCCAGGATGGCCGCTGGTATTCGTGACCAAGTGCGCCGTGATGAGCTGCTGCTGGCTGCCGCTGTTGGTGATCGTGGAGGCCGGTCGCCGCAGGTCATGGGCCGGCGTCGCGTTGAATCCACCATTTGCCTGGACCATGAAGCCCGTAGCGACAGAAAATCCGCCGTTGCTTGCGGTGAGCGTGCCAACCGGATCGGCAGGGTCATTGCAGCCGTAGCTCCAGCGACGGGCGCCCGGCTTGCCCTCTCCGTGGCCGGCTTGAACGAGATAGCCTGCGGCTACGGCATGCTTGACGCCGCCTGCAGTAGCTACACCGATCGGCTGTTGGAGATCGAGGCATCGCGGCGCCTGGCCCTTGCGCTCGCCATACCCTGCCTGAATCAGCACGGGAGTCGACAGCATCAGCTCGCCTCGATGTGCGGCCGTGATTGTCGGCGCGGATCCTTGGATATCGTGCAGGCGGTCGCTGCCATGATGGGTAGCCGGAACAAGTGCCGGCGCGACGACAGCGTGCGAGCCGCCACGGGGCTTTGCCGTGATGGTGCTGATCGGCTGGCTTGCCGCATGGGAACCGTCCCGGCTCCAGTTGGCGATCGGCACTATGAACGGATCCGCGCTATCCAGCACGTATCGCTTCATGCCGCGGGCGATGCGCCGCATGGTGGCGTCGGCGAGAGGGCGGGGGCGGTTGAAGATGCTCTTGCCCTCGATGGTCCAGTCGATACCGTCGGCAGCTGCGCGCCGCTGACGTTGGGCCTTGCCGGGATTCTTGAAATGGGTCGCGGCAGGCCAGACGATCGGTTGTCCATCCCGACGCGCCATCATGAAAAGGCGGGTGCGAGTAGTGCCGGCGCCATAGTCGGCGGCGTTGAGTTCGCGCCACTCGACGGTATAGCCCTGGCCGCGGAGGATCGCCACCAGCCGGCGCCAGTGCCGTCCGAAGTCCTTGGGATCGGGGATGAGGTACTGATCCTGAACGGGAACACGCTCCCCCTTGGCGGCCACTGTGCCATCAAGGCGAATCACACGGCCGGTTGCTGGGTCGCGCTTGGCGATGAGGCGGCCCCACTTCAGTATCTGAACCACGTTTTCCAGGCTGACGATGTCAGGCTTTACCGTGCCGGTCCAGCGCACGGTCACCCAGGCAAGGGCGCGGATTGCCCTGTTGCGCGGCTGGCCGCCCTTGGCCTGGCTGTGATCGGTGCAGTCAGGAGACAAATGCAGCCAGCCCACCTCCGCGCCGCCTGTCGCCTGGCGTGGGCATACCTCGCGCACGTCGGCAATGAGGTGTTTGGCCTGAGGGTGGTTGACCTGATGCATGCTCAGGGCGGTCGGATTGTGGTTGATGGCGATGTGAACGTGCTGGCCGGTTGCCATTTCGTAGGCGGTCGACCAGCCGCCGCCACCGGCGAAGATGTCAACGACGAGCTTGGTTGAAATGCCGAGAACGAGCTGAGGCGTCAGCATGAGTGTTCCTTGGGATAGGTGGGAAATGTGTGAGTTCGGAATGGGCGAAGTGCCCGACTTCAGTTGGTCCTGCAGGCGCCCCGAGTGAGATTCGGTTACGATCCGCTCGCCAATTCACTCTGGGGGTGGGCATGGATCTGCCAACTTTTTTCAATGAAGGCTTTAAGAATCTGATTGCTCTGCTGGGCGTAGTGGCCTGGCCCGCAACTGTGCTTGCCGTGGTCTGGCTCTTTCGCGACGAGATACGACTGAAAATCCGTTCTTTGGCCGCAGCGCAGGCACCGGGGGTCAGCGTGCAATTCGCCAACCGGCTTGAGGAAGCTGAACAGACGGCCGTCGAGGCAGACCTGAGAAAGCCTGATCCGAGTGAACTGGACCAGGAGGAAATTCTCCCCGACGCCAATGAGCCGCCTGTCCCCGTTGCAGAGCCATATGGGCCAATCCTGACGTCGGCTGCGTCTCGAATTATTCAGATGACCTTTAGTGAACTGGTCGCAGAGCTTCGGAAAAAGGCTGGAGCGCTGGGGCACACTGCGGACGGGACGAAGAAACGCCGTGTCGAAAGCATGGTCGATGATCTGCGTGCCCATGCTGATATGCCAGACGCGTTGGGCCATATGATCTTGGAACTCAAGGAGCTAAGGGACCTTGCGGTTGCTGATCCATACGGTGTCAGTACCAATGACGTTCTGCGCTACACGAAGTTGGCGAAAGATGTGAAGCGAGGTATCTGGAATTTGCCTCGGATTAGCTGAGCCGGTTTATTGCTTTTCGCCTCTATCTAGGCGGCGCGGTGTTGCGCCAGCGCCTCTTTGTAGCTGGCCTTGGCTTCCTTCTTGGTCGGCATCCATTCGCCCTGCACTTCGCGGTGCAGCCGGTACATCCGGTACTCCCAGGAGCGGCGCCACGATACGAAGCTGCCGCGAACCTCGCGGGCTTCGAACTTCGGCAGGCGGTCGCCACAAAGGAACTCGCCAAACGACTCGCCACCTTCAGCGTGCAGGAATGCGTCGTAGCGGTTTCGCCTTTGCGGGGGCAGTGGGGGCGCGAGGTGCTGCAAGGCGGCCGCCTTGCCGGCCTCGGTGGCTGCGAAAACCACGTCGCCATCGTCCAGAAAGGCGGGCGAGCGACGGACCTCCATCAAGCCGCCGTCCACCAGCTTTTCAAGGTGGGGCATATCGTGATGGCCGGGGCCAGCGACGAAGTGATTGCGGTGCGGGTTGCGCTGTCCGGGGCGCACGCCGATGGTGTGTTGCAGCAGCGATATCTGGTAGCTGGTAGGGCTCATCAGGCCTCTCCTTGGCGCGGCTGGGCGGCGCGCCACTCGCGCACCATGTTGATGAGGTAATGCTCAGTGGGCACGCCCGTTTCGACGGCACCCCAGCGGAGGCCCTTCACGATGGCGACGGCTTCCGAAGCGGCCAATCCGCCACGCTGCGCCAGGCGCTCCAGCGTCTGGCCGTGGTTCTGTAGGGCTTGCGGTTCGTGCGGCTGGATCATGGCGAAAGGGATTTCGCTCAGCAGGATGGCGCCCATGATGGGCATCGTTGCACGGCTCATGCTGCACCGCCTTTGCCCTGCTGGGCAGCGGTCGATTCGGGCTTGAGCGGCACGCCGCAGAACGGGCAGTAGCTGGCGAACAGGAGGGATGCTTTCTTCTTTCCGCGCCCTTTCTCGACCTGCTCAGTCGCTACAGGCCACGGCATCCCGATATCGTTTTCGCCAAGCGTGAATACCTGCATGACGCGGGTGTTGCGCTCGGCCAGCAGCGCGTCGATTCTTTCCCTACATTGGCAAGCGCTCATCTGGCACCGCCTTTGCCCTGCTGGGCTGCGATGGCGGTGTCGATAGCGGCGTCGATGGCCGCTTTGCCGTCCGGCACATACGAACCCTCGATGATGCGCTCGATGGCGCAGGGCAGTTTCGTGATGCCGAACTTGTCGCAGAGCCAGCGATACCGCGCCGCATCCAGCGCATCGCCAGCAGCGGGAGTGGGGCGGCGGTACAGCGCTTCGGGTTCTTCGCCGAGCGCGCAGTAGCCGCGCGCCTCGGCCACATCGAAGAACAGCATGCAGGGCGAGCCTTCCTCGTCCAGCGTCAGATAGGCCGCCGGCGCATCCCCCTCCGTGGATACGCCTGGGGCGGCGGGAAGCGGTTGCCAATGCGACGGGGTGATCCGCCAGCAATTCGGCGCTTCCTCGGCCTCAACGGCGGTTTCGAACCATCCTTCCTCTGCATCGTCCGGTTCTTCCCAGTGCTCGGCGATGTATTCGGCGGAGATCCACTGCCCACGCACGGTGCGCCACTTGCCATGCGAATTCCAGTAGCCGAGCAACAGAGTGCGGCCCGTCTTCGGCGCGCTCTCGATCGGCAGCCAGCCGGCGGCGGCGCGGTTCGCCGTATTTTCCTGGGCGTTGGTTTGGCCCTGTTCCATGCCCGCGAACCAGCCGGCCTGGTGGTCGGCGGTGTTGCCCGTGCGGGCGAGGGTGTTATCGGGTGCCCAGGCTGGCACCTCGGGCGGTTCGGCGGTGGGGGGAACGTCGAGGGCGGCGGCCATGAGGTTGCCGAGTGCGGCGTCGGGGCTGGTCTGGGGGGCGGGGGGTATTCATGCGGCAACCTCCTGAGGGGTGGTTTGCAGGTCGTACTGCTCGATGCCCCAGGCGAGGGCGAAGCAGCACCACCGGAAACGGTGGGTGTAGTCGGTGAAGGAGTGGTCCCAGAAGTCGTCAAAGCGCCAGTGTCTGCGCGTCCAGGCCGGGTATCTGGAAGGCTTCCAATCGAAGTCGTTGGCCGCTTGGAATGCGACCTGCTCGCCGTCGTCGGCCCTGTCCAGCACGTCACTGGCGACGGCTTCCCACAGTTCGCGGCGCTCGTCCTTGCTCAAGAGTGTGCGGGCGTCACCGCGGATCCAATCGAGGCGGTATTCGTTCACCACCTTCCGGAAGCGCGTGGCGTCGAACTCTTCGGCGCTGCCGCCGCGCCGGCTTCCGTCTACTGCTTCCAGCTTTTCGGACCAATACGACAGGTTCACGGCCAGCCGCCGGCCGGCGCGCGAGGCATACGAGCGATCCGTGCGGAAGAACTCGAACATGTCTACCAGGCGCGTGAACACGTAGGTGCCCATGTCGCCCGTGTAGCAGAGGTATCCGGGCCAGGTGATCAGATCAAAGTGCATGCACATCGTGCCGGGCTTGCGGAAACGGATATGCCGGTAAATTCCATCGTTCCGCATGACCTCCATGACGTGTTCGCCGACGTCGCGCAGAAACTCGTTTTCGGTCAGGGGCGCGTTCATGCTTCGGCTCCTTGTTCCTCGCCGAGGACCCAGCGCAGGGCGGCGGCATAGTCGCCCTGGGAGGCTTCCAGGGCGGCCTGGATCTGCTTGCGGGATTTCACGCGGGGGCGTTCGCCCATGACGGCGGCCTGCTGGCGGCTGCGCTGGTGCGGCGTGGCGTCCTTGGCAGCTGCGACCAGGTCGGCCACCTTGGCGCGCTGTTCTTCGGGCTTGAGCTTCGCCAGCGCCTTAGCATGGGTCAGAGTGATCTGCCCGGTATCGGCGGCGTCCTGAACGGCCTTGGTGCTGTCCAGCAGAGCCAGCGTGTTGCGGACCGTGACCTGGCTGCAGGCGAAGATCGTGGCGAGCCGGGAGTCGCTGTATCCCCGGCCGACAAAGGCGGCCATCTTGCGGGCCTTGGTCAGGGGCGGATCGTCGCGTCGAGCCTCGTTCATGGCGATCATCAGGTCGCTCATGGTTTCCAGCGTGCCGCGCTGGGCCACCCCGGGGACCAAGATGGGCGGTTCGCCGCGTTCGGCCAGTCGGCGGTTTGCCTCGATGGCGTGCCGCACCCGCTGGCGGCCGTCGACCACCAGCACCTTGCCGGTTTCCGGATCCTTCCAGACCAAGATCGGTTCGCGGACCCCGAGGGCCATGATGTTCAGGGTGATCGCCTCGTCCAGAGGCAGTTGGATGCGCTCGTCGTAGAGGGAGTGGGCCGGGTCGGTGATGATCGTTAGGGCGTCCGTTTCGAAGCTCAGGACGTTGGTTTTCCCGCTGGCGCCATAGGCTTCAACGCTGTTCTTTGCCATGTCGTGTTCCTTAGATTCTCTTTTCGCCGCCGAGGGTGTCGACCAATTCGGCCAGCAGCTTGGCGAGTTCGCCGGTCATGAGCGCCATATCCGAATCGAATTTCTCGTCGTCGTTGGTGGCGACGGTGTCCGCGCCTTCCTTGAGGACATCGAGCGGGGCAACGCGCTTGATGTCCAGTTCCTCGGTCAGGACGAAGGAAATGCGGTCGGCCCAGGTCAGGGCGAGCCGGGTGCATTGCTTGCCGGACTGAATGTGGCGGCGGGCGTCGTCGGCGTCGATGGAGTGCCGCAGGTAGCGAATGGCCGCGCGGCTCGCGCCGGAAGCCCTCAGCTCGCTGTCCTGGTCGATGCTGAAATTGTTCGGCGCCTCGTCCTCGGCCAGCCAGCCGGTCATAGCCGAGGCCGGTGACTGAGCGACATACAGGTTTTCCAGCGGGAAGGGGTCAAGGCACTTGGACAGCAGCCCGATCACCTCGTCCGCCTTGGAGGACGCGGCGGCGTCGACCACCAGCCAGCGGTTGAGCGGGTCAATCCACACCCGGGTGTCGCGGTAGACGCTGAAAGCGCGCGGCAGGAGTTCGTCGGTGACGCGCTCCTTGATGTCCTTCATCTGCTTGCGGCCTGGCTTATAGCCCTGCTGCTCCTCGATTTCCTGGGCGCGGGCTTTTGCGACTTGGTTGACAACCTTGGCCGGCAGCAGCTTCTGTCCGGCGCGCAGGGTCAGGAGGATCTGCCCGCCAATTACGTGCGCCAGGCCGCCGGCCTCGCGCGGGGGAACCCACCCGAAAGACTGCATTTCGAGGTTGCTGCCGCCGTCGAAGGCATGGCGCACCAGGGCGGCCTCCAGATCATCCCCGAGCAGCTGCCACGGGGCGGAGAGGCGGTAAATCTTGAGATTCTTGAACCACATAGGGGTAGGCTTCCAGTCGAGTTATTGAGGAACCCAGCCGATCATCTGACGCTTGGTGGCCTTGCTGATGCGGGGAGCGCCGTTCTTGTCCAGCAGAGGGGCGCGCCGCATCACTTCCAGGCGGGAGGTGCGGCCGGTGGCGCGGGCGAGCTTGATGAAATCCTGGGCAAACTGCGGGGCGTCGAACGGTGCGGACAGCTGGATCGTCTTGCCTTTGCTCAGGTGGTACTCCGTCTTGACCTTGATCCATTCGGCCTCGTCGGCGGGCGTCAGGCAGGCGCGGACCTCTTTGGTCAGGCTTTCCAGGTGTTTCTGCCAGGCACGTTCTGCGGCCTTCCTGGCAAGGGTTTCGGTCATGCCGAATACGCAAAATGCGCTCATGGCGTTCTCCTGCGGGTGGGGGAGTTAGAAGGGGATGTCCGGGTCGGTCCCGTCATTCGGCGGGGCGGCCGCGGGGCGCTGGCGGCGCCGGTCATCAGAGCCGTCCGGGGCGTCAGCGGCGTGCCCACCGTCGCCCTGGCCGTCACGGCCGCCCAGCATCTGCAGCTGGTCGGCGATAATTTCGGTGCTGTAGCGATCGCCGCCCGTGTCCTTGTCCTGCCACTTGCGGGTCTTCAGACGCCCCTCGATGTAGACCGAGCGGCCCTTCTTCAGGTACTCCCCGGCGATTTCGGCCAGGCGGTTGTACATGACCACGCGGTGCCACTCGGTTTCCTCGCGGCGTTCGCCGCTGGCCCGATCCTTCCAAGTGGACGTCGTGGCGATCGACATGCTGCAGACGGCCGCACCGTCGGGCGAATAGCGGATGTCCGGGTTGCGGCCCAGGTTGCCGACCAGGATGACTTTGTTGACAGAGGGCATGACTACTCCAGGACGTGGCGCACGAGCGCGGCCTGGGCCTCCAGGGCCAGCTCTTGCAGGCCAAGCTCGTTGTGAATGACCTCTTTGCACTGGATGCGCTCGAGGTCGGATTCGCTGCTGTGGGTCGCGTGCCGGGAATCCGCCGACCGGCGGCGAATGCGCCACAGGTCGCCCTGCAGGCTCTCGGTCACATAGGCGGCCTCGTTGGCATAGCGAACGTCGGTGAAGCAGATCCGTCGGACGCCGCTCGCGAGCAGGGCATTGACGCGGTCGTTGGCGCGTTCCAGCCAGTAGTTGTCGGCAGTGACCTGGCGTCGGTACTCGGTGCCCCACAGGCGCATGATTTCGCGCGGGGAACGTGGGGCCCAGAGGTCATAGCCCAGGGACTTGGCTCGAGCGATGAACGCCTCGTCAGCGCTCCGCCGGACCTGCAGCGCTGGCGTCGGGCGTTCCTTGAGCGTCCGGTCCGCGAAGGGGGCGACGTCTACCGAGAACGCCGCGACGACCTCATCACGCAGTGCATCAGCGAAGGCCAGGCGGGCGAAGCCACGCGTCTTGACCAGAATGTCGGCGCAGGTGTCCTTTCCGGCGCCGGCGCGGCCGACGAGACCGATGATTCGGTACTGGGGGTAGGCGCCGGGGGGCGGTGTGTGTTGCATTGATTCAATCTCATTCCATTACTTCGGGCCGCGCTGGGCGGCGTGGGCCAGGCCGGCGGCTATCGCTGCGCCAGCTGGTCGAGGTAGGGGTACTGCGGGATTTCGGCCGTGACAGTGGCGCCGTCGGGGTTCGTCCACGCGCATACGTATTCGTTTTGCACCGGGTCGAGCAGCAGCCGCCCATGCTTTCCGCAGCTGCGGGCGAGCATCGTGGCGCGGCCTTTGTCGTCCTTTGCGAGCAGCTCGCGGTCGCGGGCACCGACGACATTGCCAAGCGCAAAGGTGGCGCCCAGCACCGCGGCAAGGCCGGCCGCGGCCAGGATGATGATTCGTTTCATGGGGATCCTTGGCGGGCTGGTCAGCCCAGAGGGGAAGTGGTGCACCACTTGGGGGGAATCCGGCTTTTTCCATGTCCGGCATGGGCCTGTGCGCCTCAGGCTGGCGTACTTCGGAGAGCGGGCTGGATAGCCCGGTATCGCTCACGTGGTGGAGCCGCTGTCTTGCGCCGGCGGCTGTGCGGCGCCAGCCCGCTCTCCGAAGCCCCCTCGGGCGTGCCGAGGGGATGTAGATGTGCGCCTACTGCGCCAACTGCGCCTGGAACTTGCTCAGGCCGCAGATCAGCTTCTTCTTGCCGACCATGTGCTCGACGCTGTGGCCGCGCCCGCGGGGCTTGACGGCGGTGACGGTGACTTCGACGGGCGGTTTGCCCTTCGGGCCCTGCAGCTTGTAGGTTTTGCCGGGTTCGATGGTGACCATATAAATCTCAGGTTGGAATGGCGCAGACCGTGCGCCGCGGGACTACCAGCGCATCACCTTGCAGGTGTTTTCCAGGACGTCGAACAAGGCAGATGCGAATTTGCGGATGGAATCAAGGGCGGCATCAAGCATGGATAGCTCCGGTGGGGAGTTGGGGGGGGATGGTTGATGGCCCCGGATGCGATCCCGGGTTGCGGACTCTGCGGGCGGAGCGGATCGCGCCCTGCAATCCTGACCGCGCCCGCCTTGCATAGGGCGCCCATCGCCTGGGCGGTACTGATGCCATCATCGGGGCGGGCTGGACTCGAACCAGCGCGGCATGCCTGCCTTCGGATGCGTCCGGGGCGCTACCCCTTGGCATTGCCGACCTCCCAAGCGTTGGGCGCTCTACCGCTGAGCTACCGCCCCGATGATGGCCCCCGTCTTTCCGGGGTGTCAGGACCTGTCTGCCGGTGTCCACCGCACTCTTTGATATGGCTCAGTCGCAAAGCCCCCGTGTTGCCGCTTGAACATGGGAAGAAAAGACCCTTCGTGGACATTTATTGGCCGTCTTGAAGGGCGAAGTCATCCAGCCAATCGAAGAGATAAGGCCTTCGCTGGTACTCTTCTGCGTTCAACGGAGGACAACAATGGCAGATGAACGTTTGGGTTACGGAGCGCTTTACTCCGTCGATTACATGCGCGCGATCTCTGAGGCGCTTGTGTGTTGGGTCGGCTTGGAGTGGATGGCTGTAAATTGTGCGAAGCACTATGACGCAGATTTCATAAATCGCATTCGAAAGCTACCAGTGAAAAATCCGGGGCCGAGCGACAAACAAACGTGGACCGGAGGGGTCATCGCAAGAGAATTCTTGAATCTTGCGCAGAATGATGTCCTTTGCCCCGATGGCCGTCTCGCTAAAGCCGCGCAGGTCTTCAAGGACTTGGTGCCAAGCCGAAACGATCTATTCCATGCTTCTCCGGCGGCTTCTGAGGAAGATCCGAGAATTGGGACGCTATACGATCTGAAGCGAAGTCGACGAATCACGATCAAGGACATCCAGGTTTTTGGTGACCAAGCGGCGATTTGCAGCAGCGAACTTAACTTTCTCTTCTACAACTACCTGCGCCCTGATCTACTGGCCAAGTCGTAGGAACGTCCAAGCTTCATTTCTCAGGCGAATGAACAGCTTCGGTAAGCGCTGACCCGCAGCGCTGGCCGAAACCCGCTTTTCAGCGGAATCGGATTTCAAGTCGGGGTTATCGCTGCGCTGCTGACGAAGCTGCGCCGGCCCGGTCTCTAAACCGTCCCTGCGTGCGGCGTGGTTGGCGGCGCTGCTTGCTTACGTCGGGGCCAAAGTTGGCAACGTAGATTAGTTCTTCAATGGAGCGCACCAGTGCGTCCCGCGTAGCTCGCTCCTTGGTTGGGAAAATGAGGTTATGGTTGTGTGCACGGATGGGCTACGATCTCAGTGCGGCCTCCGCTACTCTTCCAGCTGTACTCATTTTGACCATCAGGATGCGAATTCGTGGACCTGCTTCAGACCTACCCGGTGTCATTTATCGTCACGGTGATCCTGCCAATAGTCTCTGGCTTGGTGCTCGCCGTCGGAGGCTACGACAGCTTAAAGGCCCGGGCCGATTCCGATGCTCAACTCACTCGGATTGAAAGGAATACCGAACATGCGCTTGAGCAGTTGCCGGATGTCAACGCTACGCTGACCACGTTGTCGCGATATGAGCGAGCCCTTACGGAGTTCGGTCATAAGGATGACGTGTTGGCTGCGGTGCTCATTCAGTATCAGCGTATGAAGCGTGCTTCCGAAGCCTGGGACAGGATGCGGGCATCGACCAACCACGAGGAAAAGGCCAAACTTGCCTCAGAAGTGCTGGATGTCTTAAGCAAGAATCTCGCCAAAGTTGATGTGCCTGACAATCTCCCGAGCAAGCCGTTGCTCTTGGGGCTTGCTCCGAACGTATTCCGTGTTCTGTTTGATGTTCCGATGCGTATTCCCCCCCAGATTGAGTTTCAAGGCTTGCCGGCAGGAACTCGAGCAGAGGTGACGGAAAAGTCGGAATTTGGGTTCACGGTGAGATTCTGTCCGCCCGAAATCCCAGTGATTGAATTTGGCTTCTTGGCAAGCGCGGAACTGTAACGACGAGGTGGCGAAGAGACCGATAGCGCCGAGATAGCAGTTCAATCGTTGAGTCGGGATTCGCAGAACCGTGAGATCGAAAGCAATGATTCAACTGCGTCGCTGACTGGATCGTATTTTATTTGCGAAATCGCGCTTTCAATGAGGTCTTGGTTTTGTCGAAATAGCTCACGCGCGAAGTCAGGAACTACACTCGAACTTAAGAAAAAGTGCTGAATCTCTGCCAGATTTGGCGGGGCTTTAGGTGCGGACCCTAGGGATACCAAACGCGTAGAAAGACATTCGCAGAAATCTTTCGCAAACTCGAGACAGAATTGGGATACGTCCGCTGTTGGTGCCGGGATTCTTACGAGTTCGCCCTTAGAGTCGAACCGCTCAATGTCATTCGGCACATAGTACAGCCCATCAGCCCATGCACTTATCACAGGATGGCCGTCGTGCGTGGCGGCATTTCGGCTAAGCCACATGAAGTTTCCATGGCGTAGGTCCTTGATATCACTCCAAGTGATCTTGGGACTAAGAAATGTCGAGCCTGCATCCTTCAACGTTTGTATTGCATTAGTGAAGGCAGAAAAGGAATACACAATTCGCCTCTCTTTCTCGACGTCGCTTTGCTCACCGTTTCGGAATCGCCGCATGGACTGATCACAGCATTCGATGATCGATCGCAAGAAAAAATCGAATTCCCCGACTTTTTCTTTGAAGAAACTTGAGACCCAACGGCGGTGCTGGTCAGGCGTAATATTCATAGCAGCTTCCATAGTAAGTGACGCACGCGTGCTCGCTTAGTCTATGATTTTTTTTGCGGAAGCGGGACTCGCCAATCAACACGGAGATTGCAGCGCCTCGCCGAGGTGAATGCTAAGAGAGGAACTGACGCCCCGGCGAGCTTCCTGTTTCGCGGGATTGAGCCGGGGTTATCGTCGCCACGCCCGGCTGGGCGTTGCCTGGCTGACTGGCGCGCCACAGGGGCATGTCGTTAGCCTCGGCGTTTTTCCCTGCCCGGCCTTCGTGGATGGCGTCAGTTACAAAAAAGCGTTGGGTGGGCCAAGCATTGGGCTATTGAAAATAATTAGAAAAAGTGCTGCTCTACTTGGATTCTTCCGGGTGGGGGGCACTTAGAATCAATACCTCCATCACGCGTACTGGAGGTGCCTATGAGTTGGGAACACGTCACACGCAAAGCCGTTTGCAATGCCTGTGGGCATGAGGGAGAGTGCATCACGAGCTCTGACGACTGGAACCGATCCAGTACTCGCTGGATTGGCTTCGGCGAAGTGTCTCCGAGCGACATGGATGTTTATCGACACCGCTACGACGCGGATGATCGAATTCCAGTTTGTGCATGCGGGTCTCGAAGCATCCAGGTTGGAGACGTTATACGGGAGCGGTAGGCTTGGCTTTTTACATTGATATGTACCCTGTCACGGTACATATCAATGGCCGGGTTTATCGTCGCCATACCCGGCTAGGCGTTGCCTGGCTGAACTGGTCGCCAAGCACACAGGGGCCAGGCGTTTGCCTAGGTGATCCTGTTTCGCCCGTCCTCCCTCTCGGGGGCGGGCGGCCTCGGTTGTTAAAGAGCGGTGCTCGCCTTCCCCTGTCCGACTTCGTGGCGGTACGTCTCCCTCTTGAGGCGATGCCCTAACTGCTGGCTGAGGGTCCGTAGGGGTCTTGCTTCGCTGCATTGATTGAATCTTAGTAGACTAAGATTCTCGTAGTCAATAAAAATTTAGCTAACTAAGTTTTAAAGGTTGCCCAAGCCAGCCCACATGAGGCGTCCCACGATGAAGTTAGGCGTCCTTGCTCGCGCGGTCAGGCGGGGCGGTTTCGTTCTGATACAGTTCGGTTTGGTGCAAACACTAGAGTCGAACGGGTCAGCAGAATGACAACACGGGTAGTTTTTCAGGCCCCGGGCATGGACGCTCGCGAGCGGGAAGTTGCTGAGGCGCTATTGAATGAAATCGCGGATCAGATTGATAGAAAAATGGGTGAATTTTGTCGACCGGCGATAGTGGTATACAACTGGAACGGGCCGCCACAGACGTGCTTCCAGCGCACCGCAGCGGGTGAGATTGTTGTTTTTCTGAATGTCAAAACGGGTTGGCATCATTGCCAGCGGATCTATCAATTCGCCCATGAATATTGTCACGTCAGGACGAATTTCCGCGATGAGGGAGCTGGCAAGAAGCCAAGGTACTTGTGGATGGACGAAGTCTTTGCCCAAATGACGGCTCTGTGGTGCTTACAAGAGCTTGCGGCACGATGGGTTAATGGAGGGTCTGTGCCAAGAGCACCGGAGTATGCTCACCATGTGACTGACTATCTCAACGAGTGCCTTTCTGACGTTGCGATCCATCCCCGAGGCGCTGAGGAGTTTCATGCATGGGTATGTTCGCAACAGGAGGCGCTGGCGGCAGACCAATACCGGAGATCATCAAATCAAGCGATAGCGGCTTGGCTGCTTCCATTGTTCGTGAAGTACCCCGAATTATGGCGGCCACTCACGAAGTGGAACACCTGGCCAATCTTGCCGCCGGGCAGCGATGTCCATGATTGTTTTGACGCGTGGTTTGGGATGCTTGAAGGCGTCGAACTAGAAGCCGCGCGGCGTATTTGTACGGCGATCTTCGGGCAAGTAGGGCGGCCCCGGCCGACCTGATGGCGTAGGCTTTTGTGTGGCCCGGGCTAGAAGTCCTGGCTGCACCACACCTTAAGCACACGACCAAATACCTCGAAGTCCATCTTTTCGGTGATGTCCCAGGAGTCATACTTTGTGTTCTCGGACTTCGCCCGAATCACAAAGCCGCTTTCCGTGGGGATGGTTTGCAGGCGTTTTATGAACCCCTGGGTGCCCACGCGAAAGAAATAGACCGCGTCAAAATCGACGGAACGGACACCGCGGTCGACGACGAGAGGGTCGCCCGGGTTGAAGAGAGGTCGCATCGAATCCCCGAATCCAGTGACGATACACAGGTTCTCCTTCTGCGTATAGGAAGGCACGTTCTTCCTCAACCACTCTGAACTGACATGCCAAGCCTGAATCACGCCTGGCTGATCCCGCAACTCCAATCCTGGCCCCATCGCCCCCCCCGTTTCGAATTGGGGGATCTCGACTTCAGGAGGCTTTCGGCCTCCAGGGATAAGCGATAGCCCCGCAGATTGGGACACTTGGTCAGAACCGCTATCTAGAGTCATTGGGCCGGTACCGTCGAATAACCATCGTGGGTTGACTCGAAGCACCTTTGCAGCTTTAACGCAGGTATCCAGGTCCATCCCATTAGACCCGTTGAACCAGTGCGTCGCTGCGCCGGATGTCGCACCGGCCGCCTTCCATAGTTCTGTCTTGGTCAGACGTGGCTCACCTGCATCAGCACGACGGTCTGACTCTGTCTGGAAGGCTAGGGAGATGCGTTTCTGAAAGCTCATTCTTAGGATGCTAAACAAAAATAGTCTTAGATGGCTTGCATTTGAAATCTTAGTGATCTAAGATTCTCGCCATGAGCGAACACACCAACGACTCCGACCTAATCGACGCCTACGGCGGGACCTCCAAGGTGGCAACCCTTTGCGGGCTCACAACCGGCGCAGTTTCCCAATGGCGAACCAATGGCATCCCCAAGGCGTGGAAGGAAGTTCTGCGTCTTGCGAGGCCCAAAGTTTTCAAAGCCTGGGTTACGAGGGGGGCACGCTCCGAAGACGCGAGGGCGGCATGACATCAATCTACGGCTCCCTATTTTCCTTCCCGCTGCATCAGGATGCCTCCCATGCATAGCCTCTACACCCGTCTTGTCCTGTGGCTCATCCGCCCAGTTGTTGAACGCATCGCTGATGAACGAATTGCCACAGCGATGCGTTCGGGTGGCGCTATTTGGCGCAGTCGATCAACCGGACCTTCAACTGAGCGCGGGCGCTCCCAATGATCTCGGCCAAGGTCATTTCGAGGGCTTCGGATAGAGGAATAGACACCTGTGCTTGCCCGATGAAGTAGGGGGGCTTTCCGGTGTACTCGGAATCGAGTTGGAAGCTCACGCCTACCTCTTCGGAGTCCTCGGTCGGTTGCGTGATGGAAACGAATTTCAAGGCCATGGTCAGCCCCCTCCATTTCGGGGCGAATCGGTTGAGTGGAATCTCCGATTCTAAGGGGCTGGCCACCCAATTTCAGGAGAGAGCGCATGTGTAGCGCGATGACGCCGGGCCAGCCGGCACCCCAGCCGGTGTTGCCGGCCAAGCAAAGCGACAGGTTCCAGGTTGGGTCGCAGGACGTTTGAAGTCTGTTCTTCATGTCGCACATGGTAGGGCGCACGCCCCGCAATTAATACGTTCGGGAAATCGAGTAATGAACATCACCACGGCTGCGGACCTGACGGTCCATGGATTCAAGGGCGGTAGCGAATCGCTCGGCCCGCTCGTCGGCATCACGCCTGCCGTGCTGCGCAACAAGGTCAACCCCAATAACACCACGCACCACCTGACGCTGGCCGAGGCGGTGCGAATCTGCCGCATGACTGGCGATTTCCGGATCCTGGCCGCTTGGGCTCACGAAGCCGGCTTCCTGCTGGTAAAGGCGCCGGAGTCCTGCGGGGACAGCGATATGTCCGTGCTGGAGCAGGTGGCGGCGCTGATGGTTGCCAACGGCCAATTGGGAAAAGAAGTCTACGACGCGCTGGCCGATGGCGGCGTCGACCGCGCCGAAGTGGAGCGAGTCTCCGCCGCTGCCCGCGTCGTTATGCAGGCCGCCGCCGAGGTCGCGCGCCGCCTCAAGGGCATGGCCGAGCAATGAAGGGGAAGCCGGCCAGCGTTGTCGAGCGGGCCTTTCACGACCTGCTGTGCTCCGTGGTGGGCTGTGCCGCTTGCCGGTTCGGCCATCACGTCGTCACCCACCACGTGAGCGTCCATCACATGCGGGGGCGCACGCGGCCAGGCGTGCAGTACTTCGTTCTGCCGCTTTGCGCGGGTCACCACCAGAGGGGAACGGGAGCGCCGTGGATGAAGGCCGTCCACGAAGACCGGTCTGCCTTCGTTACCCGCTATGGCACGCAGGAGGAGCTGTTGCGCCAATGCGTGCTGTTCCTGTTGGCTCGAGGTCATGAAGTCCCGCGAGGTGGCCTGGACGCCGCGGGCATCGACCCCGATGTCGCAGCGCTGGCGATCGCCATGCACAAAGACGGCGGGAGGGGCGCTGCATGATCGTTCATGGCCACGAAGTCCCCGAAACCGCCATTGATGCCGCCCGCGAGGTCATGACCACGGGTGACGAGTTCGACACCCGCGCCCTCAGCAAGGTGATCGGCCGGCATTTTCCGTTCCCCAAGGGCCAGATGAGCCGTGAGGGCTATCTGACCGTCTGCCTGGACGCCGCCCACCGCCTTATCCGGGAGTCGCGTTCCGACCTCGTGGTCGTGCGCCGCGGCTTCCATGCCTTCAAGCACTCGTACCGCTGGCGTGACCGCCCCCAATCAAAGGAGCCCCGATGAACGCGCTCATCATCGCCACCACCGCCATCCGCCAGGACGAGGAAGGGCGGTTCAGCCTGAACGACTTGCACCGGGCCGCCGGGGGCGAGCGCCGGCACCAGCCCTCGGACTGGGTTCGCCTGCAACAGACACAAGACCTGATCGCCGAGCTGGGCGACATGATTCCGGGGATTCCCGGAATCTTCTCCCGGCAGGGCCTGGGCACCTACGTTGCCAAGGAGCTGGTCTACGCCTACGCCATGTGGATCAGTGCCGCATTCCACCTGCGCGTGATCCGCGCCTATGACGCCCTGCAGGCGCCGGCCGTGCCCCGGGATTTCGCCGCCGCGCTCCGGCTGGCAGCCGACCAGCAGGACGAGATCTACCGCCAGCGCCAGCAGTTGCTCGAGCAGCAGCCGAAGGTTGAGTTCGCCGAGGCGGTGCGCAGCACGGTCGACGGCATCAGCATCCGGGACATGGCCAAGCTGCTGGGCACCGGGCAGAACCGCTTCTTCCGCCAGCTGCGCGCCGACCGCGTATTGCTGGAGGACAACAAGCCGTACCAGGAGTACCTGGACCGCGGCTACTTCCGATTGATCGAAATGCCCTGGCGCGCCGATGACGGCCAGGTGCATGTGTCATTCAAGACCCTGGTGACGGGCAAGGGCCAGGTGTGGCTCCAGCGCCGCTACGCGCCCCCGGCGCCCGCCCAGGCCCAGGCGTGCCTCCCGAGCGGGCTTGCGCACGCCGCAGCATAGGAAATCCCATGAGCACCATCATCCAGGCGGCCTGCTGGCCGCTGCAAATGCCCTCGTCACAAAAATTCGTCCTCATCAGCCTGGCGGACAACGCCAATGATGAGGGAGTGTGCTGGCCGTCAGTAGAGAGAATCGTGGAGCGCACCTGCCTGACCGACCGGACGGTGCAGAAATGCCTGCGGTGGCTCGAGGAGCGGGCCGTTATCAGCCGCCAGAAGCGTCACAAGCGCAGTGCCGTCTACACGGTCACGCCCGAGAACTACCAGACGTGGCGCCATGATGATCCATTACCGGAAGATTCTTCACCCGAAAATTCTTCACCCGAAAATCCTTCCGGCGAAGATTCTTCGCCCGAAAAATCTTCGCCCGAAAAATCTTCGCCCGAAAAAAATGCAGGCAGACCGGAAAATGGCGGCGCTCTTGACCGGAAAAATGTGCAATTTAGACCGGAAGCAGCTTCACCCAGAACCATAAAAGAATCTAAAGAAGAACCAACAAGGAATCATCAGGGGGGCGCGAGCGCGCCCGAAGTGTCCGAAACCCCGGGTCAGAAATCGACGAGCAAGGGGGAGGGCGGCTCGAAGCCAGGGGACACGCTCGGGGTGAAGGACCTGGTTGCGGTGGGCGTTGACCGCCAGCACGCCCAGGACTGGCTCAAGGTCCGCAAGGACAAGAAGGCGCCGCTCACCCTCACCGCTTGGGACCTGGTGGTCGAGGAAGCGGAAAAGGCCGGCCTGTCGGTGGCTGAGGCCGTGCGGATCTCGGCGGAGAACTCCTGGGCTGGGTTCCGGGCGTCCTGGATGGACAAGGCGAAGGCGGAGGCCAACGCCGGCGGGGGCGCGGCTGCGCCTGACGCACTGGACTGGCTGCGATCGTGGCCGGGCATTGTGGCGAAGGGCAACGTCCTGGGGCTTCGACAAGAGGCGGGTGAGCAGCCCCCCGATTTCAAGAAGCGCGTTCTCCAGGCGGCCAATCTCACGGATGAGCAGAAGGCCAGAGCGCGCGCTGACTTCGGGGTACATGTCTGATGGCCAGCAACTACACGCCCGCTGCCATTCGTCGGCTCATCGCTGCTGACGCAGCCCAGAAGCGCTTCCAGGCCCTGGGCCGGCTGCCCAAGGACAAGATGAACGGCACCGAGAAGGCGTATTCCATGCGCCTCGAGGCGATGCGCCAGCGCGGGGAAATCCTGGGCTGGCTGTTCCACCCGCTGCGTGTTCGGCTGGCCGATTCGACGTTTTACGAAGTCGACTTCCTGGTGCTGCAGGCCGACATGCGCCTGGCCATCCACGAAGTGAAGGGCGGACACACCACGGACAAGGGACAGGTCAAGATCAAGCTCTGCGCCGAGGTCCTGCCCTGGTTCGTTTTCTACAAGGCAACGAAGCAACCCGAACGCCGCGGGGGCGGCTGGGTGCTGGAGGAGTACTGATGCATGCGCAAGCCATCTACGACGAACTCAGGCCGGGGGCGCGCAAGCGCTTCCTCAGCGCCTATGGCCGCCTCAATGGTGCAGCCGCTGCCGCTGTACTCGCCTCCGGCCACCAGCGGGGAGGACTGGCGGTTCCAATGCGAGGTGCGGCACATTCAGAGACTTCCCTTGATGGAGCGTCAGCCGTACCTCGAGCGGGTGGGGCGTCAGCGGGGGCGGGGTGCGCGCCTAGCCCTGGAGGCGGAACTCACCCGGTTGCACGAGCTGGCGAAGGCCAAGCGGCAGGGCGGCGCGAATGAGCCGCGACCTGCAGCGCTGGGAAATGCGCAACCCGGTCGAAGTGCTCATCAGTCGCGAGACGGTGGCGGCCAGGCGAAGCTGCGCGGGGTGCGCTCACACCAAGGTCGTGGAATCGCCATTCGGTGATCCCGTAACGCGGTGCCTGAAAGGTCGGCCCTATGGGCGAAAGTGCAAACGCTTCGAGGTGATCAATGTCTAGGCTTGGGCTTTCTGGCGATGAGCTGCTGTGGAATTGGGCGCGCTGGTGCTGGTCCGGGCCGACCGTCGGCAACATGGCCCAGTTCATCCCGGAAGAGGATGAATTCCGCCCCATCCTGATCGACCAGGCCGTGGCTGTTGACGGTTTGCACCGGGCGCTGCCGCGCCATGAGGCCATGATCATCATTGCGGAGTACCCCCAGCGGCATGAGCGTTTCGCGGGCATGGAGCCGCTGACGCGTGCCGAGCGGGCGCGAGACTGGATCAGCCGAATTACCGGAATCTATCTAACCCACGCCCAGTACAGGCAGTACCTGGGCTTCTTTAAAGACAAGGTGCAACGTGAAGTTTGGTAAAGAGGTCATTGAACTGATGGCGGCGTGTCCGGGCCGCGACTTTCGCATGATCGAGCTGGTGCGACATGCGACCGGGGGGCGGGAACTGACGACGCGCGAACGCAATGCCGTGCGGCAGGGTGTCCTGCGCGTCGTGCAGGAATTGGTGGCAATGGGGTCTGTGCTGCGGCGGCCTTCGCGGCCCGGGGTGCGCAATTCGGCGTCTTATCGCTGGCATAGTGCGACATGAGATAGGTGCAAAGTGCGACCGGAGACGCGACAATTCTCTCCGCCACAACTACGCCCGTAGCAAACAAAAAGCCCGCATGCGAACGCTGCGGGCTTTTTTTCGATGGTCGCTGTAACGCTTGGTTATACCCTCACGACCTCGAGACCGGTTTCGACCCTCAGTTCGCCAACGCTCTGGGTATCGCCGACGATATAGATGACGCCAGCATCAGTGGGCCTCACGCGGATCATGTCACGCGAACGGTCAACGGCCGTCGCGAGGGTCTTTGCGATGGTATGACCGTCAAGGTCGCTTTCGATCCAGCGCGTTGATGTGATGTTGCGTTCCGGAGTCCGCTCCTCGTCCATATTCGGCGATTTGTCGAGACTATCGATCGTCAACATGAGAAATTCATAGCGCGTGTTGTAGCTGGCCTCGTCTTTGAATTCGAGACGATACTGGATTTCATGTTTGATCATGCTGTTGCCCTATGTTCGGTGAGGTGGGTCATTTGGTGAAATTACGGCCCCGTGCTGTGGCCTTCGCCGTCTGGTCATCGTGCTGCGAATTAGCTTTGCTCTGGGCCTGCGCTTTGACGAGTCTTTGAGCTGCCTGGAACGCAGTGTAGGGGGCTGCTGATTCAGCTTCAGTGCCTGGCTGCTTTCCATGCTGTTGCGTAGCGAGCAGGCGTTGGGCGGCGTTGATTTTCAGCGCCGGAACCGCCCATATCTTTCCCAGTCCGGCGACGTCGCAGAGAATCGCCCACGCCGCAAAGGGTATGGGTGCATCCCCTCCGGTCCAGCGCCTCACGGTGCGGCCATCCGAAATGCCCACCAGTTTTGCCGTGTCGCCGCCTGTCAGTCCGGCCATGGATACAACGGCTCGCACCTCGTCTGCGGTGGGCTGCTGCCAGCCCTCAGAGAACGGGAGCAAGCATTCTGACCGGATCTTCGGGGCGCCATAGGGTACGCGAGTTTCCATGGGTTAACCGGCCCGGTTTCCCGGGCCGCTCCTGTTAGTTCATAAGGCCGAGTTCGGCAAAAGAGGTCATCTTCCCAGCTCCGACCACAAAGTGGTCAAGAAGTCGAATGTCGAAGAGGCCAAGGGCTTCCCGCAGCGACGTTGTCATGCGGATGTCTGCATTGGAGGGGGTGTGATTGCCCGACGGGTGGTTGTGTGCAATAACGAGCGCGGCCGCATTCAGCATGAGGGCGCGGCGAGCGACTTCGCGGGGGTACACCGGCGCTTGGTCCAGCGTGCCGTAGAAGAGCGGTTCGGCGGACAGCAGGCGCAGTTGCGAGTCCATGAACAGCACGAAGAAGACTTCGCGTTCTTCGACTTCAAGGGCTAGGCGCAACAGCTGGCGGATAGCTTCAGGGTTGTCTGCGGCCATGCCGGGCTGCTTGAGGTGCTTGTCCAGGATCGCAATCGCGGCCTGAATAGTGGCTTGGTCTTGCTGGTTCATCGGATGTTCTCCGGTAGTTGACCCTGCGCGGAGTGCGCCGGCCTTGAATTGAATATTAGGACTTTAAGTCCTATGTGTCAAGCGTTATCCGTAATGGTTCGTTCGTGCACAGGCGCCGCACGTGCGGTGTCTGACTTGGTTCTTGCCTGGGGGCCCCTAGGAAAATCGATCCGGTAAGGGTAATTCGAACCCCGGACGCTCGCTAGTCATGGGGCATCCATAGGGGGGTAATAATAATTTCGGCCGGATATCCCGGTATTTCAAGGACTTGCGGCCGGCTGGCGCTGCATGGTGCCCCCCCTCCGCCCAGCGGGAGGGGGTTATATGGGCGAGAGGATGGCATGCTGAAGTTCACTTCGAAGCTGCGCGACGGCGTCGATTACTACGCTGCGATGCGGCGCCAGCTGCCGTATGCCACTTCGGTCGCGCTGAACCGGACCGCAGATGCGGTGCGGCAAGCCCTGGCCCAGCAAACCCAGCAGGTGTTTGACCGGCCAACGCCCTACACCTTGAATGCGCTGCGTGTGGTACGCGCGAGCAAAGGGAACCTCGTCGCAACTATTGCCTATCGCGACGGGGCCGGCAAGGGCACTTCGGCCGATCGCTACCTGGCGCCGCAGGTGTTTGGCGGTGGACGTAGGCTGAAGCGGTCGGAAAGGGCGTTGCAGCGCGCAGGCCTACCGGCGGGCATGTTTACTGTCCCGGCTGCAGCTGCTGAACTGGACGCCTACGGCAACATGTCCCGCGGGCAGGTAGTTCGGCTTCTGTCCTACTTCGAGGCGTTTGGAGAGCAAGGCTATCGCGCGAACGCCACGGCTCGAAGCCGCGCGCGAACGGCGAACGTTGGCACCTCGCGTGAAGGCTACCGGCGCATCAACGGGGTCCAGTACTTCATTTCGCGGGGTAAGGGGTCGATGAGCGGCCACCGGCGCCAGGTCCTACCCGCCGGCATTTGGCGCAAGATAGGTACGCACGGGGCCGATGTGGCGCCAGTCCTGCTGGCGGTAGAGCAGCCCCAGTACACGCCTCGCTTGCCGTTTTACGAGACGGCCGCCGCCGTGTATGGCGAGCGCTTCGATGTGGAGTATTCGACCGCCCTGGACGCTGCATTGGCGACTGCAAGATGATTGACCTGGACAAGAAAACTACGCAAGCAAGATTCGCGCAGCTGGTCGGGGTCACCCAGCCCGTTATCAGCGGCTTGCTGATGCGTGGGGTGCTCACCAGTGGCGACACGCTGGGAAACTGGCTGTTGGCGTACTGCGGAAATCTTCGGGATGCTGCCGCCGGTCGCAACCGGGATCCCGAATCAAAGGGGTTGGATCCCGCTGAAGAAAAGGCGCGCTTGAACGCCGCTCAGGCTGACAAGGTGGAAATGGAAAACGCCGAGCGTCGCGGCGAACTTGCGCCAGTCTCGGTGCTCGAGGAGGTCCTGGTGCGCGCCGGGACGAAGGTGGCGGCCACGTTCGATGCGATTCCCGGCATTCTCAAGCGCCGCCTGCCGAACCTGACGGACGCGGATCTGACGATTGTTCGCCGCGAGCTGGCCAAGGCGCGCAACGCCGTGGCCGCCCTGTCCTTGGAGGATATTGAATCGGAAGATGATAACGAGGGTGAATGATGCTCGTAGAAGACAACCGCGCGGGAGTTGCCCGCGCGCTTCGTCGCGGGCTCGCATCCTTTGGTGCCCCGGAGCCGATGACGCTTCGGGAATGGGCGGAACGACATTTTTACCTGTCCGCCGAGTCGTCTTACGTCGAGCAGAACTGGGAGGCGTGGCCCTTCCAGCGAGCAATCCTTGCGTGTATTGGTAGCGATGACCTACACGAAGTTGATGTCATCAAGTCGGCACGGGTCGGCTACACCAAGATCGTGCTCGCCGCGGTCGGGTATTTCGCCGAGCATCGGCGCCGTAATCAGGCACTCTGGCAGCCGACCGACAGCGCGCGGGATGAGTTCGTCAAGACCGAGCTGGAGCCCATGCTGCGTGACGTAGAAGTCATGCATCCGATCTTTCCGACCCGGCTGGCGCGCCACAAGGACAACACGCTGCTGGTGAAGAAGTTCATCGGGAGTGCGTTGCACCTGCGGGGCGGCCGGGCTGGAGACAACTATCGTCGCTTGTCGGTCAGTGTGGCGATCCTTGACGAATTCAGTTCGTTCGACTCCAACATTGACGGGGAAGGGGACCCGGGCCAATTGGCCGCCAAGCGCCTGGAGGGCGCGACGTTTCCCAAGATGGTGATCGGCTCGACGCCCAAGCTTAAAGAGACATGCCTCATGGAAAAGCGGGCAGCTGGCGCGGATGCGCGGTATGACTACCACATCCGTTGCCCGCACTGCGACGAGCATCACGCGCTCACCTGGGGTGGCAAGGACGAGCCCCACGGCTTCAAATGGCTGAACGATGACCCCGAGACGGTGCGGCATCTGTGCCCGCACTGCGGCACGCTGATCGCACAGGGCGAGTATCTGGCCGCGGCCGAGGATGGGTTCTGGTACGGGTCCGATGGAACGACTATCGACCGAGATGGAGTTTTCCGCAACGCAACGGGCGACATTATCCCGGCGCACAAGCGGGTCGCCTTCCATGTCTGGACCGCCTATAGCCCAATGGTCAGTTGGGCGAAGATCGTCCGGGAATTCCTGGACGCGTATGCGAAAGCCGAGCAGGGCGACGACGAGCCGCTGAAGACCTTCTGGAACACCACCCTGGGCCAAGCCTGGGAAGGCGAAATCGAGAAGATCGAGGCCGACGAATTGAAGCGGCGCGCCGAAATTGAGGCGTACCGCTTGCCAGGCCAAGCCGAGAATGAGGTTCCGCTGGGCTGCACGTTGCTGCTGGCCGGCTGCGACACGCAGGGCAATCGCGTCGAGGTCGCGGTTTGGGGTTTCGGCCGGGGCTGCGAAATGTGGACCGTCGATCACCAGATTTTCCACGGCAACCCTGCGGAGGACGAGGTCTGGAACAGCGTGGCGGAATACCTGTTCGAACGCAGGTTCCAGCACGAGGGCGGGCAGCAGATGAGTATCTATGCGACCGCAATCGACTCCGGGGGGCACTATTCGAATGCCGTATACGACTTCGCCCGTCGCAATAAGGCGCGGCGTGTGTACGCGGTGCGCGGGCGCCCCTTCGGTGAGAAGGCGATCAAGGATGGCGCTGGCCAGGTCGACATCGACTGGCGCGGTAAGCGCGTGAAGAAAGGCGTAATCCTGTGGCATGTGGGAACCAACCGCGCGAAGGACTTGTTACATAGCCGGCTGGCGATCGAATCTCCCGGGCCCGGATACGTTCACCTGTCCGCGGACCTGTCCGACGAGTGGTTTCGCCAGTTCTCGGGCGAAGTGCGGGTGGCTCGAAAGACGGCCACAGGTGTTCGCACGCTTTGGACGGCGATTCGCAAGCGGGTGGAAACCTGGGACTGCGCTGTGTACGCGCTGTGGGTCGCGGAGCATCTTGGCCTGACCCGCAAGACAGATGCGTGGTGGGATGCGATGGCGGCCAAGTTGGACGCGTTGCCGCCGCCTGCCGATTCGGTGGAGGCGGATGACGCGCCGCCGCCAGCCGCGCGCGGCAGGCGACCGTCACCAGCGGTCCCGACCGAGGCGGCGCCCGCCAAGCCCCGGGCGCCGCTTCGGCCGGCCCGGCGCCGATCGTCTGCCTCCAGCTATTTGAAGGCCCGCAGGTAGAGAGCGTGCTGCGGGCATAACCTCGGCTATAGAACAGGGCGAAAAAAAATGGCGTACACCCAAGCCGACCTCGAAAAGCTGGACCGCGCGATCGCGGGCAGCCAGCTTGAGGTCCAGTACGACGGCAAGCGCGTGCGCTTTCGCAGCATCGACGAACTCATGCGAGCGCGAGCGCACGTATCCGCAGAAATCAACAAGGGCAAGCGGCGCGCGCGACAGTTTCGACTACGCAGCGCCGGAAAGGGAATTCGATGAGCTACGCCCAGCACCGCCGATCCGGTCTTCTGGTGCCGCGGCGTCTGAATGCACAGATGAGTTCCAGCTACGAAAGCGGCAGCGCGACCGGCAGCCGCGCGAAGAACTGGAACCCGTCTGCGGCCGGCCCGAATTCGGCTGCGACGCAGGGACTGCCCCTGCAGCGACGACGAGCCAGGGACGCGGTCCGCAATGATCCGTGGGCGTCTACCGCCGAGCGCAAGTGGGACAGCAACGCGGTGGGTACGGGCATTCAGCCGTACCCCCAGCACCCGGACAAGTCGGTGCGCAGGCTCTTGAAAGAGCTGTGGGCGGACTGGTGTGTCGAGGCGGATGCTGACGGCCGCCTGGATTTCTACGGCATGCAGTCGCTGGCGGACCGATCCATCTTCACTGCGGGGGAAATCTTCTGTCGGTTTCGTCGGCGGCGTCCCTCGGACGGCCTGGTGGTCCCGCTGCAGCTGCAACTGATTGAGGGCGACCAGGTTCCGGTGGAACGCACGTACCCACTGCCCAATGGCGGCGAGGTGGTCAATGGCATCGAATTCGATGCTATCGGTCGACGGACAGCCGTTCACATGTGGCGGCGCCACCCCGGCGAGTTCGGGCGGTCCAGCCCTGCGCAGGAGATTGTGTCGGTGCCGGCGGACCAGGTCATCCACGCCTACCAGATGCAGCGGCCAGGCCAAGTTCGTGGGGTGCCGGCACTTGCAACGGTGCTACTGCGTCTGAAGTCGATTGACAACCTGGATGACGCGGTGATGTACCGCCAGGAGGTTTCCAACCTGTTCGCTGGCTTCATTACCAGGCCGGATCCTGATGAAGATCCGACCAATCCGTTGACGGGCGGCCGGGAGGACTATGTCGAGGATGACGACGGCATCCCGCTGGTGTCCATGGAGCCGGGCACCATGCAGGAGCTGGCGCCCGGCGAGCAGGTGACGTTTTCGACGCCGCCCGGGGCCGACAACAACTACGACAGTTTCATGAGGCATCAACTGATGGCGGCTTTCGCCTCTGTCGGAATTCCCTATGAGCTGGCGACAGGCGACCTGCGCAACATCAGCGATCGGGCGCTGCGGGTGCTGGTGAACGAGTTCCACCGTCTGGTCGAGCAATACCAGTGGCACTGCCTCATTCATCAATTTTGCCGACCGGTATGGGCGGCCTGGATCGACGCGCTGGCGCTGGCCGGGACCATTCCGATGCCGGATTACCACCGGCGTCGCCGCGAGTGGCTGCGCGTCCTCTGGGTTCCGCAGGGCTGGCCGTACTTCCATCCGGTGCAGGACATTGAGGCCAAGAAAATGCAGGTGCGATCTGGCTTTACGAGCCGCTCGGCGGTGATCTTGGCCCAGGGGGATGACCCTGATCAGGTCGCCGCCGACATCGAAGCAGACAACTTGGCGGCGGACGCCGCGGGGGCGGTGTTCGATAGCGATCCGCGGCGGTCCACATCTGCCGGCAAGGCTCTTGCACAGGCCGACGCGGAATAGCAGCAGCAATTTCAACTATGGAGCCATCATGGCAAAGAAGCTCTGGTACACGATCACTGCGAAGGCGCAGGCCGAAAAGCCGGTGGTCGAAATCCGAATCTACGACGAAATCAGCTTCTGGGGGACCACTGCCGAGGCCTTCGTGGCAGAACTGGACGCGGCGGCGGCCGGCGGCGCCGATATCGTGGTGTCGCTCAACAGCCCCGGGGGCGACGTCTTCGACGCGCTCGCGATCTATAACGCGCTGCGGCGCTATGCCGGCCGGGTGACGACGCGGGTTGACGGATTCGCGGCATCGGCGGCGTCCCTGATCGCAATGGCCGGCGATCAGCTGATCATGCCGGAGAACGCTCAACTGATGATCCACAACGCCTGGACCATCACTGGCGGAACGGCCGAGGATCTGCGCTCGACCGCGGACATGATGGACCGGGTCCGCGACGGGGTTGTCGCAGCCTACGCACGCAAGAGCGGGCAAGATGCAGACAAGATCGTGGAAATGATGGACGCGACCACGTGGATGTCGGCGTTGGAGGCGCAGGCCCTGGGATTCTGCGATCTTATCGAAGATCCTGTGCGCCTCCAGATGTCGTCCGATCTGGCCGCCGAGGTGCTCCGAAAGCATAAGAATCTGCCGGCGGAGGTGTCCGCGATGTTGGATGCGCTCGAAGCCGAGTCGCCCCGCGACCCCGCTCCGCCGCCTGCCACGACGGCGGATGCGCCGCCGCCGCTGGCGCCCGCCGCCGAGCCTCAAGCCAATGCGGCCCAGGCCACGGCCCTTGTCGGCCACGTATACGCCGCCTGCCGGACTGCCGGTGTGGCCCATCTCGCGGAGGGCGTACTACTTTCCTGCGGCCTCGCTAGCAAAGAGGGGGCGGACGAGCGAATCGTCCAGGCGGCCGAGATCGCCGGCGTCTGCCTGGCCGCCAAGATGGCCGACAAAGCACCCGAATTTGTCGCGGCAGGTCTTTCGGTGGACCAGGCCCGGGCAAGGCTGTTCGACGCTCTGGCCTCGGCTTCCGAGCAAACCGTCGACAACAGGCAGCGGCCGGACGCTAACCCGGCCAGGGCGGCCCCGGCGCTCTCGATCACCAACTTCTACGAGGCTCGTGCTGCGGCACGCCGCCGCGCGTCCTAAGCAGCACTCAACCACCCTGGAGAACGTATGAAAATCCTGCACGAAAAAGCCCGTACCGCCGAATTCCTCTTGTCCGAGGGCGCCGGCGAGATCTCCCGCGAGAAAATCTTCTTGGCCGCCACGGCGACCGGCTACCCGTCCGGCCAGGTGCTGGGGCAGATCACTGCCACCAAGCAATACGCGGCGTATAACCCCGCCGGCACCGATGGCACGGAAAAGGCCGCTGCGGTGTTGTACGGCGCGGCGGACATCTCGACGGACCCCCAGCCGGCGACTGCCATCGTCCGCCTCGCGGAAGTCGCGGCCACGTCCCTCACCGGCCTGGACGCAGAAGCCCGCGCCGACTTCGCCCCAACCTTCCTGATCGTCCGCGACTAATTCGCGCCATCGGAACCCCGCTCAAGGACCAAAGTATGGCCCGCTTAGGCGGGTCATTGTCATTTTCAGGAGCCTACAACATGGCACACATCGATATCTTCCGCGACAACGCGTTCTCCTTGGCGTCCCTGACGGCCGCCCTCAACGTCCAGCCCGAAGGCCAGGCCGTGCCCTCCACTCTGGACAGCATGTTCGACGAAGACGGCGTTTCGACGCTGACGGTCTCGATCGAGCGCGAAAACGGCAAGCTCGCGCTGGTGCCGGACTCTCCCCGCGGCTCGCCTGGCCAGACCACCGAGAAGGACCGCCGCGACCTGATCCCGTTCAACACGCTGCACCTGCCGCTGCGTGACACGATCTATGCCGACGAGATCCAGGGCGTGCGCGCGTTCGGCACCGAAAGCGAGCTGGAGGTGATGCAGGGCATCGTCAACAAGCGCACCGTGAAGCTGCGCTCGCGGATCAACGCAACGCTCGCCTACCATCGCCTGGGTGCTGTCACCGGCAAGATCTTCGATGCCGACGGCCAGCGCGTGCTGCTCGATCTGTACGACCGATTCGGCTACATGCAGAAGACGGTGAACCTGGCGCTGGGTACGGCCACCACCAAGGTGCGCCAGAAGGTGCTCGACGCCAAGCGCCAGGCCGAAGACGCGCTCGCCGGCGCCGTCCAGATCAAGGGTTGGCTCGGCATCATGGGGCGCGCCCTGTACGACGCGTTTACCGGCCACGATTCCGTCGAGAAGGCGTTCGACCGCTGGAAGGACGGCGAGTTCCTGCGCGCCGACATGCGTAAGGGCTTCATCTTCGAAGACGTCGAGTGGAAGGAGTACTACGGCAAAGTGGGTGCCGTGACCTTCCTCGATCCGAACGAGGGCTACCTGGTGCCGATCGTCACCGAAGATCTGTTCCAGACCCGCTTCGCGCCGGCCAACCACATCGACGTGGTCAACACCCCGGGCCTGCCGTTCTATGCCTCGCAGGAGATTCTCCAGCACGGCATGGGCGTCGACCTGAAGGTGCAGTCCAACCCGCTGACGATCAACACGCGGCCGAACGCCGTCATCCGGCTGAAGGCGTCGTAAGCACCATGTGGGACAACGCGATCTTTGATGAAGCGTTCGACCAGGCCGGGATGCGCGAGCTTGCCAGCCTGGACGGCGTTGTCCCCGCGGTCGATTTCATGGTCCGGTTTGACCGGCCCGATGTGATCGACGAGGCGAATTTGGTCCACTCCACCGATTACGAGATCGAATTCACGACGGCGTCGGCCCCAGGCCTTAAGTACCACTCCCGTGTAAGGATCGGCGGCAAGCTCTACCGAGTCCGGCAGGAGCCGACCGTGCGCGGGGACGGGTACTGGACCCGAGCTTTGTTGGAGCTTTTGCCATGACCTCGTTGGCGCAGCGGTACGTGGAGGACCTTCGCTTGGCCCTCGCGGGGGCATCCGAAGGCTTTCCGGCAGCTGTTGAGAATTCCCCCATGCGCGCGATCTCGCGCGAGGACCCGAAGGTCGTCTCGGTGCAGTTGGGGGCCGAGTCGATCCAGGAGCTGTTGTCGCCGCGTGTCACTCGAGTTCGTGAAATCCATCTGATCGTTCATACATGCGGCGACGATCACCTCCAATTGGCCGAGGAGGTGTTCGAAGCAGCGCAGCCGATCGTGATGGGGTATTCCGGGCCCAACATGGTGTCGATCGTGGAGTTCGGCACGGACGAGCCCAAGTACGCCAATGGCGATCTTCGTCGGCAGGTGGTCACCAAGCGCTACCGCATCACCTATCAGACCGATGAGCATTCCCTGGGCGCGTAACGCCCCAGCACCCGAAGGAGAACAGCATGTCCGCAATGAAACCGGCCGGCGCGCCGGAGACCGATGCTGATACCGAGACATTCGGCACCCCGTCCGCAGCGATCAGCCCGGCCGCGGCGGCGCCTGACAAGTTCCACGGCCAGGGCGGCAGCTACGTGCGCGATCCCGCCACGGGCGAGCGCGTGCTTGTCGAGCGGACGTCGCCGTGCGACTGCGGTGGCGCCAGCTGACCACTTAAATTCAGATACTTACGGAGCCAATAATGGCCAAATCCATCCGAAAGACGCTGTTGCTGGCCAAGATCCAGACGGCGGAAGGGGTCGACCCGGTTCCCACCGGGGCGGCCAACGCGATCCTGCTGCGCAACGTGACCGCCACGCCCCTGTCGGCCGAATTTGTCGAGCGCGCGCTGCTGCGGCCCTACATGGGCAACGCGGGCCAAGTGGCTACCACCCAGTACGCCCAGATTGAAGGCGAGGTCGAGCTGGCCGGGTCGGGCACGGCTGGTAAGGCGCCGGCCTGGGGGCCGCTGCTGCGCGCTTGTGGCTTCGCCGAGACGGTCACGACCGGAACGGACGTGCGCTACCTGCCGGTGTCCGAAAATTTCGAGCGCATCGCGCTGCACTACTACCTGGACGGCGTCTTCCACAAGATCCTGGATGCGCGCGGCACGGTGTCCTTCGACCTGACTGCCAAGGGCATCCCGTTCATGCGCTTTCGTTTCATGGGCGTCTATCTGCCCATCACCGACGGCGCCAACCCGGCCGACGTGGACTACAGCGCCTTCCAGATCCCGAAGGGCGTCAACAAGGCCAACACGCCGGCCTGGTCGCTAGGCAGCTATTCCGGCTGCTTGCAGTCGCTGACCTTCGACATCGCCAACCAGCTGGTCTGGCGTTCGCTGATCGGCTGCGAAGGGGCCGAGATCACCGACCGCCAGCCGACCGGCAAGATTTCCCTCGAGCTGCCGCGCATCGCCCAGCTGGATTGGCCCGCGATCGTGCTGTCCGGCGAAGGTAAGGCGCTGGCGATTCAACATGGAACAGCAGCGGGCAACATCGTCGAGATCAAGGCGCCTACCGCGCAGCTGACCAATCCGGCTTATTCGGACCAGGACAACGTGGCAATGCTCGGCCTGGACATGAATGTAAACCCGGGCCCGGAGGGCAACGACGAACTGGAAATCATCGTTCGCTGAAAAGCTGCGGCGAGCGGTCAGTTTCTATCACCTGCGCCCGGGCCTGCCGGGCGTTTTCGCATTTTGGAGCATTAGATGCCATTTGTTGTCAGCAAGCGCGCTGTCGCGGCGTGCGATATCAAGGTCGCCGTCCACGGTGAAAACGGCGCTCCCGTCGAAATCGACTTCATTGCGCAATACAAGCGCAGCCCCCTGGACCAGATCAACGCGTTGCATGACGCGATGACCAATGCCTACCGCGAGCGTCTCGGTCAGCCGTTGCTGCCCGTTGGCAAGGGGCAGAAGGCGGCTGAGAAGTGGGAATACGCCTCGGACGTCGAATTCATCAAGGACCGGATGACCGGGTGGCTGGGGGTGCGCGACGGCCAGGGCGACGCCGTGCCGTTCTCGGCCAAGGCGCTGGACCAAGTCCTCAAGGATTGGCCTGAACTGGTCGCGCCGTTGTTCCAAGGTTTCTGGCGTGCCCATCAGCAGGTGCGGGAAAAAAACTCCTAGAGGCCGCACGGTACTGGGCTACGGGCGGTCGGCGCGCGGAGACCGCATTCGACCCCGATGATGCAGTGCTGGCGGCCTTGACCTTGGCCGGTGCGCCTGCGGACGTTCTGGACGCGGCAGGAGCCAGGGCGGCCGACGAGCCCTTCGAGGTGTTCGAGGAGAACTGGGAGACGGTCAGGGCATTTCTGGAGCTTGAAACATGCTGGACTTGGGTGGCCCCCGCAATGGGGCCTCCACTGCGTACTGGCATTTCGGCGACCGAGATTCGCGCAACGCTGGAGGTCCTAATGCCTCCGGGGGCGGACCTGAGGGAGGCGTTTTTGGATATCCGCGCGATGGAGCGCGCCGCCTTGGAGGTCTTTTTGGGGCAGGCGTAGGCCGGCAATTTGAACTTTCAGCGGCAGAATTCAATGAATGACAAGGTTCTAGGCGTCACGCTGACCGCGAACGAAGCTGACCTTCTACGCGGATTCTCGGCGTCCGGTGCCGCGACGGCGGAATTTGCCGCCACGGCCGAGGCCAATTTGGGCCGAGCGAGCGCGGCATCGGCGCGCATGGGCGCATCTGCGGGGCAGATGGCCCAAGCGGTCAACGCGTCGGCGGCGGGTAGCCAGGCATTCGTACAGACGTCTGAGCGATTCGTCCAGGGCCTTGAGCGCCAGGTGCAGGCGATCGGCAAGACGAGGTCCGAATTGCTCGAGCTGCAGGCGGCCGAGCTTGGTGTTTCAGCCCGTGCTGCTCCCTTGATTGCCAAGCTGCGCGAACAGGAAGTTGCGTTGGGCTCGTCCGGCCGCGCGCTGGATAGGTACGGCAACAGCGCCGCACAGACCGCAGCTGCCATGCGGGGTGTACCGGCGCAGCTGACCGACATCGTGGTGTCCTTGCAGGGTGGGCAACAGCCCATGACCGTGCTGCTGCAGCAGGGCGGCCAGTTAAAGGACATGTTCGGCGGCGTTGTGCCGGCCGCGAAGGCGCTGGGAAGCACGCTTCTTGGGCTGATCAACCCCTATACCCTGGCCGCTGGCGCGGCTGTGGCCTTCGGTATTGCCGCCTATCAGGGAAGCGAGGACGCCTCGCGCCTGAATCGGACTATTCAGCTGACGGGTAACTATGCGGGGGTGACGGCGGAGAAGATCCGCAGTATGGCCGCCGCCGCAGCTGGTGAGAATGGAAGCCGCAGCAAGGCGCAGCAGGCAGTCGAGGCGCTGGTCGCGACGGGCCAGATTTCGGCCGATACCATCCAGCTGATGTCAAGCTCGATGGTTGCCTTCCAAAAGGCATCGGGCCAGGCCATGGACGAAATCTCCAAGGATTTCGCCAAGATGCCCGAAGGGGTGACGAAGTGGGCAGAGGAGCATAACCGCTCGCTCAACTTCATGAGCCTGGCTCAATGGGACTACATCCGCACGCTGGAGGAGACAGGCAACCGCGAAGGTGCTATGCAGGAGACCTCGCGGGCCCTGCACGACTATCTGGGCACTGAAGCGCCGGAAAAACTGGGCGTGCTCGAGCGTGCGTGGCGTGACGTGAAGGGCGCCGTCGACGGCGCCTGGGAGTCAATGAAGCGGGTGGGGCAGGAGCAGGACCCGCTGGAAGCGCGTATCGCCACGCTGCGCGAGAACATTGCGCTGATGCGCCAGCGTGATGCAGGGCCGGCCGGATTGAACGAGGCTGGCCGTGCGCGCGTGAGAAATGCCGAGGGTGCCCTGGGCGACGCGCTGGATCAGAAGGGCCTGGCGGATGCCGTTGCGCAGGTCAAGGGGCTCAATGCCGCGGCGAACGCGGCGGCTATCGAGGCGGCCAAGAGCCTGGATGCTTACGACAAGCAAACCAACAAGGTTCGGCAGCTGACCGAGGCGCTGGAGAAAAACGCGCGCCTGGAGGCGGCCATTCGTGCCGTCAATCCCGAGGATGACCGGATATCGTCCAAGGCCATCCGGGAACGCGAAGCAGAGACCCGCAAGAAGTTCCAGGACAAGGACGCCGTCAGCGCCGGGCAGAATTCACTGTCTGGCCAGCTGGCAGCGATGCAAGCCCAGGCGCGCATGCGTGAGGAGGCCTTGCGCGCTGAAACGGCCGCGCTGGAAGGCCAAAGGGCGGCCGGCCTGTTGTCCGAAGAGGCATTCATTCGGCGGCGGGCGGCGGCCCAACGGGCAGCCCTCAGCGACGAGCTGGACATCGCCCGCAAACAAGCGGATATCGCCGGCGGCAAGAAGCAGATCGCGGAACGCGAGCGCTACACCGGCCGGGTGCAGGAACTCGAGGCCCAGATCGCGAGGTCGCAGCAGCAAGAGGCGACCGATATCGAGAAGTACCAGGCCAAGATCCGGGGCGCCCTACGCGCTACGCAGCTCGATATCGCCAATTACAGCGAAACCCGCGCTCTCCAGGAAAGCCGGCAGAACAACGCGCTGACCCTGGGCAGCAACGATCGGGCGCTGGTGGATGCTATCAACCAAGCGCAAGACAGGTTTCGGCGGATCCGCGACGGCTTCACCGACAAGATGCTGCGCGAGGGCGGCGGCGGTGCGCTGGAGTCTGATCAATATCTGCAGGGCATTGCTCAGATCGATGCCGCAATGCAGGCACAGATCGAGCGCGAGCGCGGCTACATGGAGGAACGGGTAGCGCTTCAAGGCGATTGGAAGAACGGGGCCATTCGTGCGCTGAACGACTGGGCTGACGCGTCTGCCAACGTCATGGCGCAATCGCAGCAGGTGTTTTCCAGCCTGTTTCAGGGCATGTCGGACGCGGTGGCCTCCTTCGTGGTCAGCGGTAAGGCGAATTTCGCGGATTTTGCGAAGAGCGTCCTTTCTGACCTGGCGCGCATCGCGGCGCGTCAGGCGACGATGGGGATTTTCGCCAGCGTCGTCGGCTCCTTGTTCGGCGCTGCATCTGGAGCTGCAGCCGGAACTGAAGCGGCAGCAAGTCAAGTCCAGGCGTCGGGTGGTGACGGAATCGGCTCGCTGATCGCGTCGAATGGCTGGACTGCCAATGCCAAAGGCAATGTCTACGAATCGCCGAGTCTCTCGGCCTTCTCGAATGGCGTCTTCCATACGCCCCAAGTGTTCCAGTTCGCGAAAGGAGCCGGGGTGTTCGCTGAGGCGGGTCCTGAAGCCATCATGCCCTTGCGGCGAGGTCCGGACGGACGTCTCGGGGTGCAGGCCATCGGCATGGCGCAGCCGTCGCAAGCGGCGGCTCCCGTGCAGGTCAACATCTATATGCAACAGGATGGAACTAGCAGGACGGAAGCACCCCAGGGTCTGGAGCAATTCGGGCGTGAGCTGGGGGAATTCGTTGATTCGCGGTGCCAGGTTCTTATCGCGAAGTCTTATCGCCCAGGCGGGGCGTCTTGGAACGAGCGCTATGGAAGGAAGGGGCAATGAGCAATTTGGAGGTCTTTCAGTGGAGCCCCCGGCGAAATCCGCAGGCGGAAGTGAAGTTCAGGGTTCTCCGGGCCCAGTTTGGCGACGGCTATGAACAGGTCGTCGGGGATGGAATAAACAATCGTACCGAGTCCTGGCCGCTGTCGTTCTTTGGCAGCGAGTCAGAAATCCGGCCGATCAAGGATTTTCTCGATCGCCACGGCGCCTCGCAGGCCTTCCTGTGGACGGCCCCGCTTGGAACCCAAACGTCGTACCGCGCCGGCGACTACCAGTTGGTGGCGATGGGAGGCGGTTGGTACACGATCTCGGTGACATTCACACAGCGGCATGCGCCGTAGAGACTATGCAAGAACTTAAACAAATCCCCATTGGCCAGCAGGCCAATGACGGAACGGGTGACCCGCTGCGCAATGGCATGGCCAAGGTCAACGCCAACTTCACCAAGGTGCAGGCGGGCGTCGACGCGGTGGAGTTGACCGCGGCGAACGCGGCGCAGACTGCCACCGAGGCCAAGGCCACGGCCGACGCCGCGATCCCAGCGACCCAGAAGGGCATGGCCGGGGGCGTGGCGCCGCTGGACGCCTCCGGCAAGGTGCCGGCCGCACACCTGCCGGAACTGGCGGACTATATCCCGGTGGAAGAGAAGGGCGCGGCCGGTGGCGTGGCACCGCTGGATGCCGGCTCAAAGGTGCCCGTTGCAAATCTGCCGGCGGGGACGGCGGGCGGTGTGGCACCGCTGGGGGCGGATGGCAAGGTGCCGGCCATCAACCTGCCCGCCGCCGAGGATTCCATTCCGCTGTCGCAGAAGGGCCAGCCCGGGGGCGTGGCAACGTTGGACACGGGCGGGAAGGTGCCGGCCGGCCAGTTGCCACCGATACCCACCGGCCCGCCGGCAGGTTCCGTGGCATGGTGGCCGCTGCGTTCGTCCATTCCGGCAGGGCAGATCCCCGCCGATGGGCAGACCATTAGCCGCGCCACCTTCCCCGACCTTGCCGCCATGGTGGCGGCCGGCACGGTGCCGGTGGTGCCCGAAGCCGACTGGCTGGCCGATCCGCTCAAACGCGGCAGTTACACCACAGGCGATGGATCTTCCACTATCCGGGTGCCGGATTTCAATGGGAAGGCCGCTGGCTCTCTCGGAGCCCTATTTCAGCGAGGTGATGGTGCAGTTGGCAACGGCATTATCACGAGGGATGCGATGCAGGGCCACTTTCACGCCGCAAGAAACCCGGGTGCGGCCTATGGCGGGGGGTCCTCAATTCAAGCTATCCAGTCGAACGCCGGAAGTTATGCGTTCGCCGATGGTGGTGTCGGGACGCCGACTTCGGACGGGACAAACGGCACGCCCAGGACTGCCGCTGAAACCCGTCCGATCAACGTATCTGGCGTTTGGACTATCCACGCGTTCGGCGCCGTCACCAACCCGGGGAGCGCTGACGCAGCCCAGCTGGCCAGCGACTACGCCGTGCTCAATGCGGCATTTCAGACGATGCGCGGCCAGGTGTTCGGCCCAGGACAGACCCTCCAGGATATGACAGCATCGCGGGCGTTTGGCACCAACTACGTGAATTCCACCGGGAAGCCGATTTTCATTTTTGTCTATTCCGAATCGACGACAGCCCAGGGTTACAACTCGATCTTCGTCAATAGCCAGATTGTTGCTATGGGCACGTTCCCGGCAGCCCAAGCGTCCAACGTTTCGCAGGCCATGGTGCCGCCTGGCGCCACATATATGGCTACCGGTGCGTCCACCACGCTCCGAAAATGGCAGGAGTATCGCTAAATGCAGAAATTCAAGGACACAGAAACCGGCGCCCTGTATCAGTTCGACGACGACGTCATTGCGGACAACAGCAGCGGGCAATACCGGTTCATGGGGCCGGGCGGAGAAATTTGCTCAGTCCCCTTGTCGCTGGTCCCCGCCGAGCCAGGGGATGCTCCAGCGCCCATCAACATGGTTCCGGCCGCAGTCTCCAGATACCAGGGGCGCCAGGCGCTGCGCCTATCGACCATCGAGGGCGGCCGCGTCGTCATCAATGACGCATCGGATCCCGGCACCGCCAAGCGGGACATGCTGGTGCTGGTCGACGAGCTGCTGGCCAGGCCTGAAACGCCCACGTACTACCGCGAGGCCTGGGCCGACCTCCAACAATTCGAGCGCGACAGCCGGATGCTGGCAGACCTGGCCGACGAGCTGGGGCTGACCCGGGAAAACATGGATGACCTGTTCATCTTCGCCGCGACGCTGAAGGCATAGGGGGGCGGCATGCGGATCTATGCAGATGTGCAAAAGCTGGAGGTCGGCGACCTGGTCGAACTCTACGAGCTGGACGCCACGCCGATCGGCGGGACGCTTCAGCGCTTCCATGGCTACACGCAGGTGGGGCCTATTTGGTGGCAGGGCAACCAGTACGACCCGTGGGCGATCACGGCGGAAGGCTTCGAACAGGTGGGCGACGGCCAGCAGCCCACGCCTACGCTGTCGGTCGGAAACATCGGCGCGGACGCCGAGGGCAAGCCGATCGCCGGCGTCATCTCGTCGCTGTGTATCGCGCTGGATGACCTGGTGGGCGGCTGGGTGCGGGTGCGGCGCACACTGGGTAGCTATCTTGACGCCCGGAATTTCCCGGAAGGCAACCCCACGGCGAACCCCGCTGAAGAGTTGCCGCCGGAGGTCTGGATTGTGCAGCAGAAGACGGCCGAAACTGCCGAGGTGGTGGAATTCCAGCTGTCGAGCGCGCTGGACTTCGATGGGCAGCAACTGCCCAGCCGGCCGATTCTCGCCGGCGTGTGTAGCTGGCTGCGCAAGGGCGGCTACCGCGGCCCGTATTGCGGCTACACCGGAAGCCGCATGTTTGACCTGGCCGGCAACCCGGTCACGGACCCGGCGCGCGATCGCTGCTCGGGCCTCATGTCGGACTGCAAGAAGCGATTCGGGGAATACGAGGTCATCAACTTCGGCGGGTTCCCCTCGGCCGACCTGATCAGGGGATAGACATGCGCAAGAAGACGATGGAGGCCATCCGCGCCCATGCGGTGGCCGAGTACCCGCGCGAGTGCTGCGGGCTGGTGGTGATGGCGGCGCGCCGGGAGGTGTATGTACCGTGTCGGAATACGGCGGCCAGCGCCGACCATTTCGTGCTGGCGGCCGACGACTACGCCGCGGCCGAAGACACCGGGCGCATCGTGGCAATCGTGCATTCGCATCCCGACGAGACGCCGGCGCCGAGCGAGGCGGACCGCGTGGCCTGCGAGGCTATGGGCCTTCCCTGGTTCATCGTGGCCGTGGCCAAGAACGACGACCGCGCCGTGGTGGCGGGCGAGGTGCGGGGCTTTACGCCGGTGGGCTTCCAGGCCCCGTTGCTGGGCCGTCAGTTCGCGCATGGCGTGCTGGACTGCTACAGCCTGGTGCGGGATTGGTACAAGCGCGAGCGCGGTATCGAGCTGCTGGACTTCCAGCGCGATGACGGCTGGTGGGAGCCAGGCCGCGAAGGCGACCTGTACATGGACCACTACGCCGAGGCGGGATTCCGGCCGCTGCAGGCTGGCGAGGACATGGCGCCAGGCGACGTGATCCTGATGCAGGTCCGATCCAACCGCGCCAACCACGCCGGCGTGTTCCTGGGCGCCGAAGGGCTTAAAGAGGCGCCGGGCCTGTTCTCGGTTCCGGACGCGATGCTGCACCACCTGTACGGGCGCCAGTCTGAGCGGGTGGTGTATGGCGGATATTGGCGCGAAGCAACGCGCCTGGTCCTGCGATATCAAGGGTGAAGCATGAACGAAATACTACGCACGGTGCGCCTGTACGGGGGCCTGGGCGCGCGATTCGGCCGGGTGCATAGGCTGGCGGTCAACAGCACCGCGGAGGCCGTCCGCGCGCTCTGCGTGTTGTTGCCTGGCCTTGAGGCTGAGATGGCGGCAAGCGCAGGGCAGGGCGTGGCCTACGCCTGCTTCGTCGGAAAGCGGAACCTGACGGAGGACCAGCTTTCGCATCCGGTCGGGGACGCCGATATCCGCATCGCGCCAATGCCTGCCGGTGGCAAGCGCGGCGGGTTGTTCCAGACCGTCCTGGGAGCCGCGCTTATCGCGCTGGCAGTTTGGAACCCTATGGGGTGGGTGGCATTGGGTGCGCAGGGGGCGATAGGCACGACTGCGATGTTCTCGATGGGGGTGTCGTTGGCGTTGGGTGGTGTGGTGCAAATGCTCTCGCCCCAACAGCGAGCGCTGAGTGCCGCCGATCGTCCGGAGAACGGGGCTTCCTACAACTTCAATGGACCGGTGAACACGTCGGCCCAGGGCAACCCGGTGCCGGTGTTGTACGGACGCATGATTATCGGCAGCGCGACGGTCTCGGCCGGAATATTCTCTGAGGATCAGGCATGAAAATGAGGCAACGCAGAAAGGCACCTTCGGGTGCCTTTTTTTATGGGCGTCGTCTGGGTGAAGTCGCGCCTGTCGTCGGCCATAAGGGCGGCAAGGGTGGCGGTGGTGGCCGAGGCCCCAGCGAAGCTCCGGATAGTCTGCATAGCATCGCCTATGCCCGCGTCATCGATTTGTTGAGCGAAGGCGAGATCTACGGCCCTGTGCATGGCCTTGGTGGCGCGCTGCGCGACGTGTACCTCAATGGCACGCCCGTTGCGAATGCCGACGGCTCACTGAACTTTTCCAACGTGTCGATCGACTTCCGGACTGGCACGCAATGGCAAGACCCGTTGCCCGGCTTCCCGGCTTCCGAGAACACCATCGGCGTCAACACCGAATTGAAGGCCACGCAGCCCTGGGTCCGCCTGTTCACCAATCGCCAGTTGTCCGCTGTGCGGGTGACCCTGGCCGTCGAGGGTTTGAGCCGCGCCGACACGTCGAACGGCGACATCAACGGCTACCGGGTCGAGTACGCTATCGACGTGAGCCGTGATGGCGGCGCCTACCAGCAGGTGCTGGCCAGCGCCTTTGATGGCAAGACCACGCAGCGCTACGCGCGCTCGCATCGCATCGACCTGCCGGCCGGTGCGCAGCAGGGGTGGAGCATCCGCGTTCGGCGCCTGACGGCCAACGCGAACAGCAACACGATCGCGGATCGCACCATCGTCGACGCCGTAACCGAGGTGATCGACGCCAAGCTGCGCTATCCCATGTCCGCGGTCGTCGGGATCAAGATTGACGCGGCGCAGTTCCAGAGCGTGCCCACGCGTGCCTACGACATGAAGGGGCGCATCATCCGGGTGCCAAGCAACTACGACCCGGAGACGCGCGCCTATATCGGAACCTGGGACGGCACGTTCAAGACGGCGTGGACCGATAACCCGGCCTGGGTGTTCTTCGACCTGGTCGGCAACGACCGCTACGGCCTGGGCGAGCGGGTTCCGGCCGGCTGGCTGGACAAGTGGGGCCTGTACCAGGTTGGCCGGTACTGCGACGAGCTGGTGGATGATGGATTCGGCGGGAAAGAGCCGCGCTTTACCTGCAACGTCTACCTTCAGACGACGGCCGACGCGTACCGCGTGATCCAGGATCTCGCATCGGTGTTTCGCGGCATGGCGTACTGGGCGAATTCTTCGGTGATCGCAGTGGCGGATATGCCGGGCGATCCGGTTTACACCTACTCGTCGGCCAACGTCATTGATGGCCGGTTCTCCTACACCGGGTCGGCGCTGAACACGCGCTACACGGTCGCGCTGGTGTCCTGGTGCGATCTGACGGACATGGGGCGCCAGAAGGTCGAGTACGTCGAGAACCGCGAAGGCATCGCGCGCTACGGCATCAAGCAGTTGGAGGTGACTGCGTTTGGCTGCACGTCGCGCGGCCAGGCTAATCGGGTGGGAAAGTGGCTTTTGCTCACTTCCCAGCTGGAGACCCGCGGCGTCACCTTCAGCGTCGGCCTGGAGCAATGCCAGGTCCGCCCTGGCAGCATCATCCGAGTCGCGGACCAGCATCTGGCCGGCCGGCGTATCGGCGGGCGCATCCGGGAAGCGACAGCAAGCCGAATCGTGGTCGACGCCGAGCTGGGCATCCGGCCGGGTGACCGGCTGACCGTGAACCTGCCCAGCGGAAAGTCCGAAACGCGCGTGGTTTCGTCGGCCATGGGGGAGCCGTTGACGCTGGATAGCGGCGTCTACAGCTACGACTCCACGAAGCTGACGACGGACATGATTGGCTTGCCCGGTACGGCCATGCATATCGACGTCCAGACGCCGTTTTCCGAGGTGCCGGAGCCGGAATGCGTATGGACGCTGGAGTCCGAAGCGCTGTCGGCGCAGACGTTCCGCGTCCTGAGCATCAAGCGCAAGGACGGCGTGCTGGCCGATATCTCGGCCATTCAGCACGAGCCGGGCAAGTTCAACAACGTCGACTTCGGCACGCGCCTGGACCGCCCGCCGATTTCGGTGGTGCCGCCAGGTGTGCAGTCGCCGCCTACGGAACCGAAGATCAGCGCGTACTACATCGTCAGCCAGGGCATTGCGAATCACACCGCCGTTTTCGAATGGAAGGCGGCCGATAGCGCGGTGGCCTATGAGGTGCAGTGGCGCCGGGACAACTCGGACTGGATCAACCTGCCGCGCACCGGCTACACGAGGGTGGAGGTGCCGAACATCTACGCCGGCGGCTACACGTTCCGCGTGCGGGCATTGAACTCGCTGGGAGTGGCGTCGATCTGGACCACGTCCACGCTGACGCAGCTGGACGGCATTGTCGGGCCGCCGCCGGTGGTGACGAGCCTGATCGCCAAAGGCCTGTTGTTCGCCATCCAGCTGGACTGGGGTCTACCGCCTGGACCGTCGATCATCGAGCGCACCGAGGTCTACTACTCGCAGAATTCCAGCTTCGAATCGGCCATCCCGGCGGGCGTGTTCGCCTACCCGCAGAACACGCACACGCTGCTGGGCCTGCGCGCTGGCCAGGAACTGTGGTTTTGGGCGCGTCTGGTCGACAAGAACGGGGTGGCGGGGGATTGGTATCCCGCGGCGTCCGGCATCGGAGTACGCGGGCAAGCCAGTTCGGACGCGGGCCCGATCCTGGACCAGATCGGCGGCAAGATCGAAGAGTCGATGCTTGGCCAGGACCTGATCGACAAGATCGATTCCGGGGGCGGCGCCGCGACCGAGATCAAGGAAGTGAAAGACGGCCTCACTGCGATGGTGAGCATCAAGGCCGGCGTGACCGTAGACGGCAAGTATTACGGCGCCGGCATGGCTGCGGGCGTCGAAAACACGCCCGAGGGCATGCAGACGCAGGTTCTTTTCTTGGCCGACCGTCTGGCGCTCATCAACCTGATCAACGGCGTTGTCACCACGCCGTTTGTGATCCAGAACGGGCAGACGTTCATCAACCAGGCCTTTATCGGCAACGGCTGGATCACCAACGCCATGATCGGCAATTACATCCAGTCGAACGACTACGTGCCGGGCGTGTCGGGGTGGCGTATCGACAAAGGCGGAGTGCTGGAAATGAACAGCGCGCTACCTGGCGGGGGGCGTCTTCGGATCAATGGGCAAAACGTGGTGGTGTTCGATCCGAATGGCGTGGACCGCGTGACGTTGGGGTATCTACCGTAATGGCTACCTATGGACTACGAACAAAGACCGCTGGCGGGCTGAGTCAGGTCCAGTTCACAACGCGCCTGCCTCGGCGGATCGGCGAGCTGGTCACGGGGCTTTCGGATGGCTCGATCAGCGTGCCGGAGTTCGCCGGCCGCGAGCCGGTCTATCAACTCTCGGCGGTGGCAGGGACAATCATCGGCTTCACCATGGTCCCGATCATCTCCATCGTGGGTACTACCCTGAGCTGGACTTTCGACATGCCCGCTGCCTATAGGGCGAGCGCTCGGGTGACATATGGAGTTCTAGGGTAATGGCGGACTATGGTTTCAGGGCGCGGAACGGCTCGAATGAAATCCAGATTGACAGCACGTACAAGAATTTCGCCTTGCGTGATAAGGGCGTAATCACTGCGTCTGAAGGTTGGTTTCACGTCAATTTCCGGCAGGCGAACGCTTACACGGCGCGCAACGCCGGGATTGTGGCCTTTCGATCCAATGGCGCCGCCACACTCTACGGTATGTCGCCTAGCGGCAGTGGCATGTCGCTGAACTTCCTGGGCTATCAGCCTGGAGGCACCCCGGTCACCATCTGGTGGTATGTGTTCGATGAGCCCATCGAGGCGTCGATCCCCAGCGGGGAGCGATACGGAATGGTCGTCAAGAACGCTTCAGGGGTGAAGACGTTCGATTCCAGGATCGACTACATGCGGACGGCCGATTTCTGGAGCGGAACGGCAAACGATATCCCGTCTACAAGCTCCGGCCTCCCGCCCAACTTTGCGCTGCGTGTCTATCCTGGGATTACGCCGGCCATCATCCAGGGGAACATGTGCAATAGCCAGACCGAGGTGCCAATAGGCGTCGGCCCCGGCGTGCAGTTTATGCAGTTTCGCATGTGGCAGATGGCTAAACAGGACGGGGGTACGATCGGTCAGACGATCTGTGTCGAGGACTATGGGCCGAGTGCGACACCGTCAAACTGGCCGGATATCCGTCGGACGCAATTCAGTTCAACCATCATCGACGTGACCGGCCTTTGATTTAGGTTTTCTCTTACCCGCTTCGGCGGTTTTTTTTTCGTCCACACAACGGGAGGGCAGCAATGCGAACCCATCAAGGGAGTATTCGAATGGAGCCTGGTTCTTCTGGACTGGCGGCGGGGGCGGCGTTCAAAGTGGCCGCCGCGCACGGGGCATTTGCGGCGTTAGCCGCGGTACTTGGCCTGTTGATCATGCCGCCGCGAACGCGACGGGAATTTGTGGTGCGCTCGGTGTCGACCGTGATTTGTTCCTTTCTCTTCGGCCCAGCTGTAGCGGCCGCTGTGCTGGCGTACTTCCCCGCCCTTACCGAGTCGCTGGCATGGTTGGCACACCACGGGGGCGGCGACGATGAATTGCTCGCCAAGCTCTACGTGCTGGGGCCTTGCTCGCTACTGGCCGGCCTGCCGGCGTGGTGGGTGCTGGGTGGGTACATGCGCTGGATGGCCCGCATCAAGGAGATTGGGCTGATGGCTTGGATTGACGAACTGATGGCGCGCTTGCCTTGGGGCCGTCGGGGCGGGAAGGAATGACCATGAACCTCAAGACGATCAAAGAAAGCGCCATCAACCCCGCGCTGGCGCTGCTGCCGGCCGCAATGGACACTCCCGCGGCGCGCGGCATGCTGCTGGCGATTGGCTTGCAGGAAAGTCGCTTTCTGCACAGGCGCCAGATCGGCGGCCCCGCGCGGGGCTTCTGGCAATTCGAAAAGGGAACACGGGCGAGCCGTGGCGGCGTGTGGGGAGTGTTTCTGCACGCGGCGAGCAAGGGCCACTTGGCGGCCTTGTGCAAGGCTCGCAGCGTGGCTTGTGACCCGGACGCGATCTATGCCGCACTGGAGTATGACGACGTGCTGGCTGCCGGCGTTGCGCGGCTGCTGCTGTGGACCGACCCCAGGGCGCTGCCGGCTATCGGCGATGCTGACGCAGGATGGGCGCTGTACCTGCGCACCTGGCGCCCCGGGAAGCCGCATCCGAAGACCTGGCCGGCGCTGTATGCCCAGGCCATGGCCGCCCTGGAGGCCTCACCATGCCCGCAGTCGTTCAACGGATATGGGGCTATGTGGTCGCCGCGCTGGCGGCGGTAGCCGCAGTGGCGCTGGTCTACCTGCGCGGGCGCAGCGCGGGCCGCGCAGATGAGCGTCAGGAGCGCAACGAACAGGTCAACGAACAGGCGGCGAAGGCTCGCCAGGAGGTGCGCAATGTGGAGGATGAAGTCGCCCGTATGGACGATGATGCTGTTGCTGATCGCCTCAAGTCTGACTGGGTGCGCCGCCCCGGCCAGGGTGGGGGTTGAGTATTGCGACCATGCGCGGCCGATCTACTTCGACTCGGCCGCGCAGGTGGACAGGACGCCGGCGCCGGTACGGCGCCAAGTGCTCGAACGCAATGCGACGTGGCGAAAGCTCTGTACGCCCTGAATTTGATCAATGCAGTTCGGACTGTCTGTGGCGCGCACCCTCGGAGGACGCCTTGACTCGTATGGGGCCGTCGTCGACCGGCAACGGTGTGCGACTTCCAGGGGCGGTGATTGATGGCGCCGCTTGTAAAATTTAGACTCAGCCACTAGCTGGCGTCGGGCGCCGATCGACTGGAGACCTTCACCCGTTTCGTCTGAAGAAGCGCCTGTAAGTTCTTGCTGCACATAGGGCGACGGCTACCTCTGGCGTGCTATCTAACTGTATGAAAATACAGTAACTTTGGTCTGTAATTTCTCGTAATATGTTCGGGTTGTATTTCGTACAAAATTTCCACATAGTGTTTACGGGATTTAACATACAAGTTAAGATTCATGCCTATACTCATTCGAAAGCTGGATAGGCGGGCTGTATTGACGATGGGAGAATTGCCCCAAGAAGTCTTGAGCGACATGGGGCGACGAGATCAGCGCGATACGGGATCCCGCCGCTGGCAAGTTGGTTGTGTGGTAGCCGATGTGAACGCCGCCAAGTCGAAGTTCCAACGTTCAGTTGAGAAGCACGTTGATGACCGAGACAAGCGAAAGAGCTTTGCGACCATGGTTGGAGCTCTCTTCGATGCAGTGTGCCATGACGACTACCAAGAGTTCCTGTCCGACGGGAATGTTGCTTGCAAGATCGCCAAGCAATTCAAGTTCGAAGGGCACAACCATAATTTGTGGGAGTTGAAATATGGCAAGAAGGATAGGCTCTATTTTTTCCCCATCACTAACGGTCAACAGCGCACGATTGTGCTGTTGATGGCCTTTCACAAGAAAGACCAGCGTACCCCGGAAGAGGTTGATAGTTGCGTTGCCGACGCAAAGATGCTTCTTCGCGACCGTGGTGAACTTAAGTACTGTTAAGAGAGAAGAGAGATGAGCAAGCGCGCAAATGCCGTTGTTGCTGAGGAAATTGCGGAAAAGAGTTTCTATCTGGAAGGCGTGCGTCGAGGCGAAGTTGCGGCAAAACTGCGTCATCAGATGAGGCAAAACGGGTTGCTGGTGAAGGACATCGCGGAACGGTTGGGTGTGAGTGTCGCGAACGTCTCCCGGTCGTTGTCCGGCACTCAGAATCTGACTATTGATCAGTTGTATCGCCTCGCCGATGCTGTTGAGGCGAGTCTTGTGCTTGGAGTGGCAAAGCCTGACGAGTACAAAGAAATGAAGTTTGTTGAGGATGGGGAGGCGGCGCCCGCAGGAGCGGGCGCTGTACTTCATCTGGACCAATACCGAACGCTCCGGAGTCTTCGTGTGGCGAAGGTGGAAGGGACTGCCTGCGGGGTGTTGGAGGCTGTTGAGAGTGCGAAGTTGGTGGCGTGCGCATGAATCCCACTACTTTGCCTTTGGACCGCTTGGAGTTCTTGTCGGTCAACATTGTTGCGTGCAAGGACTATAAGCGTGAGGATCATGGGTACTTCCCCCAGATAGACTTTACCTTTGACGATTCCGTGCGGCTTGGACAGAGAAGCTCGCTGGGCGTCGATGACGAAGAGAACCCTCGTTTTTTTGTTTTTGAGTTCGCGATCAAGTTGACGCGACATGACGAAAGTGCAACTCCTTTGCCCTACGAGGTAGAGGTTGCTGCACGTGGTTTTTTCAGATATACCGGCGACTCTCACGAGGGAGTTGACCGCTTCCGCGCTGTACGAGTGAGCGGCTATTCCATTCTGTATGGGGCGATTCGCGAGATGGTGTCGACTATCACTGCGAGGAGCGCTCATGGCCTGCTTCAATTGCCTGCAATGAACTTCCACAGTCTTGCGAAGAATGAAGCGGAGTCAGATGAGCAGGCGCGGCAGGAAGTTCTTGCCAAACTTAAGAGTCCCGAGGCTAAGACTATTCCCGCTTCTCCAAAGAAGACCGCTAGCCCTAAGCGGATAGCAGCGAAACGGAAGGCTACGCCAACTTAGCATTCACAGCGCGTCATAGTGGCTCCTGAACGCTCCGACCTCGGAGCGTTTTTTCTTAGAGTTAGCCGCTTTCACCTAGCGACCACTGCATCCACCAGCCCTGGTAGTAGCGCACGCCGGCGATTTCCTCGAAGCCACAGACCATCATGCCCCTGTCCGATCCAAAGGTCAGCAACACTGGGTCAAGCAGGTCAGGGATCGCGCTTGGGATCCTGGCGCCGAACTTGGCCAAGCTTTCCATGGTGAGGCGCGGAACGTGCCGATTTAGCCCGTCATGGGGCATGGAATACATCCGGACTGTGCCCACGACGGGCTGGCCTGGGTCGTTGTCGCGGCGGCGTTCGCCAAGGTGGTGAGTGCGTAGGACGCTGCACTGGAATTGCACGGCTAGCTCGAAAATACTGTATGAATAAACAGTATAATTCGTCGTCGAAGCGGTGCAATTAGGCCCCGATTTTGACCGTGAGGGGACGGGTGATGGCAGATGCGACAGACTGGCAGCAGAGGGACGAATACTACTGGGCGGGGCCTGGCGGCTGGACCATCTGCCGGGTGTTCGCGCAGAACCGCTGGCAGTACGAGGTATGGGCGGCGAACGGCACGCGCCACGGTATGGAACCATCCCTGGCCGCCGCGATCACGCTTTATGAGAAGGTAAAGCCGCCGGCATAGGCGGCACCGGCTCGATGGCGTCGGGCAGTTGGTATTTTGAGTTTCCGACCTCTTGGCGCACTGGGTGCCAGGTGAAGGCCGTTTCCGGCAGGCCATGCTCCAGCAGCGCAAGCGCCTGCGCGGTGGGAAATTCCGGGTCCATCCAGTGGATGGCCAGGTCGGGCGGCAGCGCTACCGGCCGCCGGTCGTGAACGTCGATCATGCCGCCCAGGGAGTCGTTTGTGACGAGTGCGAAGCCGTGGGCCTCGTCCTTGTCCGCTCCGGGGCGCCAGTTGCTCAGGGCTGCGAAGAACAGGGGCGCATTGTCGGTGGCGTGGATGTAGTAGGGCTGCTTGGGCGGCTTCGGCTCATCGGCCAAGGGCTTCCATTCATACCAGCCGTCCGCCGGCACCAGGATGCGGCCGCGCGCGGTGAGCATCTTCCAGGGCCAGGCGCCGGCCAGGATCTTGTCCAGCCGCGCGCTGGACATGAAGTACTTCGAATTGTGTGGGCGCCATCCCCAGTGTAGGCGCTCCAGCTCGAAGTCGCCGGCGAGGCGGTGCATGGTCAGCGGCTTTGTGCCTGGCGGGATGTTGTAGAGTGGGCCGGCTGGGTCATCGAAGACGTGGCGAGGGTTGGGAAAGATGCGCTCGACGTAATCGAGCGGGCCGGACTTCTGGACGATGCGACCGCACAT